AATCAAGCTATCCTTGGCCGCTACTGCCTGTGCCAAATCATGGCAGATCGTGGTTTCTGGCGTGGTTGCACATTCGGGGTGCAAGACTCGCTCTTTATCTAAGAACGCCTTTGAAGCGACAACTACATTGTAGGCGTTGCGCTCCAGTGGAGTACATCCTGCAATCAACAGAACCGCTACCAACATGACCGGGAATGCTTTCTTCATCCTTTTCTCCTTTTTACTTTTGACTTACAAAATCTTTCGTGGCGGTGGGCCTTGATACCCACTGGAAGTAATAGCTCCTGCCACCTGTCTTGGCATGAATGAGCTTTACCGACAGGATTTGCACCCATGCCGTTTTCCAGAAAGCTATGTCTCCTGCAAGTCTGGACCGAATTGCTGCATGTCCTTCCACGCTGCGCCACGAAACTCTTTTATTTCTGACTTGCTGCTAGTGCAATGACACTGCTCCAGAAAAACACCCATAGAAGGAATTTAGCGATGTCGCGGTTCTCTATGGCGTCTCCGCTGAAGCGAATCATGACTTCAGATACCCCGCTAGTTCTTCCTTGGCCTTGCCTGTAAGCACTTCCTTGGTGCTGTAGACGAGCACTCGGTAGCCCATGAATGTTCCCGTGCGGCGTTTCTCGTTGTCCGCTCCCCATCCTGCACCGTGCCGCCCCTTGAAGTAACCGTCAATTTCAATGGCGATGTTGGAAGTAGTTAACAGGAAGTCCCAGCGCCATTTACGGCCTGCGTAGAATTGAACTTCCGCCTCATACGCTAATCCCAGTTCCTTCAGGTGAATCTCCATCAGTATCTCGGCAGGGCTGCGCTTCATCGACGCACCCTCTTGACACGCTTTTTAGGGCGCGGCCACCGCCGCTCGACTGGCTCAAATGGAACCACATCTCGCTCCACCGCCTCTTCCAAACGTTGCGCCATGTTATCCACCGTGGCCACTATTGCTGCTGCACGTTCATCCAGTTTATTTCTATGAGTTACAAGCTCTTTGCACGTAGTCAGGTGTCTCGTATCTCGTGTTTTTTCTTGCGTTTCCAGTATCACCGACAGCGCATCAAGGTCGGATTTTATGACGTTTTGGCCTTGTTCAATGCGCTGCAATTCGGTCTGCCGTAGTTGCACCATGTGGTTCTCTATACGCCTCAGATACTCCGCTTGGTTCTCCTGCCCCTTGGCGAGAATCTCCATCAAAGCCTTCATCCCATTTTGCAGCGACCGCTCAAAGCCGCTTACCTTGGCTTCGATTAACCTCAGTCGTTCTCTGTCTTCCTTGCGGTACATCACCGTATCTGCCTCTTTATCCAGCGCTTGCGCGGCAGCAGCGGCAGGTACACGCCTACTACCAGGAGCCATTGATGGTTGTGCGGGCGGTAGCAGCCGCCTAGCTTGCGGTACAGGCGTTGCCGGAGCGTCTTTTCTCTGCGCGTCACTTGGGCAGGCTCCTTAGAAGGGTGCGGAGGCTCACTTCAAGCCCTTTGGGAAGGTCTACGAGGCGGAAGTTGGTACATTTTATGCGCCCATCTCGCATCTTCTTTTTGACCTTGCCCAGCTTTGAGGCTTCAGAGATCAGTTCGTTTTTCATGTCTTTCTCCTAATCTTGGGTATCTGCCGTGGCGCTCGCGGTGGCACTTTGGGCAGGACCAACGCAGATTGACACACCGTCCTGGCTCATAACACCAACACCTTGCGAACTTTCGGCCTGAATTAATATGGTCCAGTTCCCCGTAGGCGAGTCCGTAATACGCACCGCAGCGCCAACACCGCCCACCCTCACTGTTAAATACCTGTTCCCTTCGCTTCCCACAGTCATGCCCAGAGAGATATTCGTGCCCTGCCAAGGAAACGTTAGACCGTCTATCGAGAAACTTTTTAGCTCCGGTAGCTTCTTTGTCACGCTTGTTCTCCAGCATCTTTCCCCTCTGCCCATCCCTTTACGTCGAAAGTCTTTAGCGCCTCGATAAATGCCGCTGTACGAAAGCTCGGATTGTGGTCAAGTGTCATCATGTAAGCTTCATTGATTGCCGCCAGTTCCGAGTAATCTGCCGGCGTACAGTTGAAACAAAACCGCTTTCGCTTCTCCCTGTTCTCCATGCGCGAACGGGCATCTAGCGAAGGCATAATGACCCTTACGTGCATATCGTCCGTTAGCTTGCCTTCCTTGATGAGCCAGCGGAGCCGTTCCTTCTCTTCTCTCCACTCAGGCACGGCGCAGCCTCCACCGACCGATAGTGCCAGCCTGACGCTCCATCCGCGAAGACCGCTCATAGCCAACAAACTCCCAAGGTCCATTGCGAAACACCGCCCCAGCGGCGTTGCCAAGAGCCTTTGGAGAGATGTAACTGCTTACATCCTCTATGGTTATGGTTTCCTGCTTGGCTCCTAGCAGTTCTGCTACGAACTGAGCAGCCATCAGACTCTCTTTGTGCGCGGCGCTCGCCTTGCGGAGTCCTGATAGGAAAAGCTGTCTAGGTTGGGTGGCCATCTACTTCACCTCAAAACTGGTAATTATAAATCTGCCGAAAGTTGGACGAAAATCGCCAAGCCCAATCAATTTACCAGCCGATTGAATGGCATCGTTCAATAATGCCGGAGAAATGTACTCAGGCAGTAACACCTGCAATCGCACAGAGATTTGCCAGCCAGCTTTCAGCGCCGGCCTGTGACGGGTAATGGCGTTGCGCTGCACCTGCACCCGCCGCCTGTCGATGTAGTCCCAATCTTTTAGCCCCGTGTCGCAGAGTTCGTCCAGGCAAGTCACGCCCGCTTTGAATAAGTCCATAGCCGACTTGCGTGGTGAGCGTGGGTCTTGCTTGTACTTGGCTGCATGAATCACCGACATTCGCAGGTATTCCGATGGAATGGCGATGTTATTGTTATCCAGGCGATAGACATAGGATTCCACGTCATCGGTCTTTTTGGCCTTGCTGCCTTTGGCTGCATTGGCCTTCGCTTCCACGCCGTCAACCGACCAGCGATGAAAGAGAAACGCCGCGATGCCTTGAATTGAAACCTCTGCAATATAAGGCTCAAGAATTGCAAACTGACCATCATTGCTTACTGCATTTAGTTCAGCTACCGCTGCTGATTTTGCCATGCACATTCTCCTTTTAGATTTAACCTCACCCTACCCAACCTAGCCGTTCCGTGCCGAACCGTACCTTGGCTTGCCGCACCTCATCCAACCGTTCCTCACCGGACCAGACCCGACCTAACCAGAGCACTCCCGGCCCGTCCGTGCCTTACCTTGCCAAACCGGACCGCTCCGCACCATGCCTAACCTAACCTTGCCAAACCCGACCTAAACAAACCGAACCTCACCAAACCTTGCCGAACCACGCCCCACCATGCCGCGCCAAGGCTGACCTCACCTGACCGCTCCAAGGCCGCGCCTTGTAGGAGTCCGACCAATCTCTGGCCAGACTCCGACAAAACGCCTACCTCACCGCACCTGGCCGAACCGCTGCTTACCGCACCAGTGCTTGCCTAGCCCATCCCGACCACATCCTTCCTTGCCCGACCACAACTTGCCATTCCCGACCTGAACTTGCCTGAACTAACCTCTCCACGCCTCACCAAACCCTGCCATGCCGCACCCTTACTCGCCACGCCTCAGACTAGCTAACCGGACCAAAACCCACCGCACCTTGCCTGACCAAACCTGACCGCACCTCGCCCCGACTAGCCACACCTAGCCTTGTCCCGCCGTACCTTGGCCAACCTCGCCAAACCTTTATTGAGTGGCTTCCCATGCAGATTGTTTTTCTTCCAACCACTCCCAAAGTGCCTTTACGTGAAGAAAAGTCTCCATAGTTTGAGCCTCATCATCTGCCTTAACCGCTTCAAATGATGGGTCAGTCAATACTTTAGGAAGCCGCACAATGTAGCCGCACTCAGGACTTCCATGGCCCATTTCTCTAACAGCGGCTCGGTAGGCTGCATTCTGAAGATGACTTTCTGAGTAAATGGCCTTAGAAGTTTTCCAGTCGATGACCGACAACCTACCGTTTACTTTGGCCAAAAGATCGAGCGTGCCGGCGTATTTGTACTTGTGCGACCAGATGACCTGTTCACTGGCAATAGGCTCTAAATCGACGCTCTTGGCCCATTCCTGCCAATGACCGAAGGCCATCCTCACGGCAGGATTTACTAGGCTGACTTCCTGCTTGAAGGGCAGTCCCATGCGCAGGTTTATCTCATTTTCAATCGCGTGATGGACCGTCGTGCCAATCTCTCCAGCCTTGCTCAGTTCCTTCTGCGAGGCTTTCGTCTCGCCCAGCCTCGTGTTCAAAGTTAATTTCCAGCTCTCCTGGGGCATCAGTTTCTCCCCATAGGTCGCCACTGCCATGCGGTACGCTTCCTCGATCACCATCTCCCGTTCCACCTTGGCTGCCCAGTTCACTAGCGCGGGCTTGCCAATACAGGACAAGATCGTGGTAACACTGGGATAAAGCTCGATTCCAACCGTCCCCCCTGGCATCGGCTCGAAGTTCGCCTTCGGAATCTCGTAGAACCGGCCCCGTCGAGTTTGTCGCCTTGCTTCTGTCGTTATTGGCATACATTGTTCCTCCTCAAATGTTCCCACCAATCCGTTCTTTCTCCACCCTCTTCATTCCATCCGCAAGAGCAGCAAACCCACATCGCCACACTCCACACGCCACCACCATTCATGTTTACTTGTGGTTCGTGTTTTTCCATTGTTTCTTCTTTGATTTCCATAAAGATTCTTTCAAAATGGCACTTCTTCTTCATCTGGCGGTGCGTCGTACTCTGGTTCCTCTACTTCCGGTTCAGGCTGCGTCGGCGGCACGTACCCTGCCCTGTGAATCTCCCTCTCGTAATCCTCCGCGAACAACTTCTGCGCCATCTTTGACGAAGGAACCACCGCCGTTACATTGACCCACACGCTTCCGTCATCTCCCACATTATGCGAAAGGCTTAATTGAGCGTTCGCGCCTAGCAGCTTTTCTATATCGAAGAGTTTCAATTCCTGTGATGTGAATGGCTTTCCCCGCCAGCTCTCTAAGTCCTTGCGAAGATTGGCTTTCTTTCCCAGACTTGGCGTGTACCGCTTGTTTACCAGGAAACGGCGGCCCCTTTTGTCGGTTTCGGCCAGTTGCCACACTACCTTGACCTTCACTTGCGGCCCCCACTTCTCCGACTCCACCACCCCAAGGTCAACCACATCGACACAAACCGCGTCATGGAGTCCTTGCGGCGCTGTCTCGTACTCTTTCTTCTTGGCGTAAATCGGCATCAGAGTTTCCCCAGTAAATCAGCCTTTTTCTCAAAAGGCAGAGCCACAAAGATTTCATCGGCTTCTTTGTTCCACTTCTCAATGATAGAAAAAGCATCCTTCGGCAAGCCATTCGGCACCCAAGTTAGCTTTTCTTGCATGACCTTGCGCTTCTTCACCCAAGTCGCATGGAAGTTCTCATGCTGGGCTTTTGTCCATTTCTTTCCCATTACGGTTTGACCTCGCCTTCGCGTAGATATTTTTCAATGGCCCTGTTTACCAGCCAAGTCACGGTCTGCCCATTTTTGCTTGCTCTAACCTTCAGAGAAGCCCAAAGAGTAGAGTTGACTTTTACGCTGGTTGTTGGTGATTTCTTCATGCGCTACTTTTTACTACGATGGTGGAATGTTGTCAAGAGAAAAATGAAGTTTAGTGAAAAATATATTGGCGAGTACCTTCGGGTGTAATTACGTATTTACCGTGCTCGTCGCGCATCACAGGACTCTGCCCGTAAATGAAGAATAGGCCACGCCAGCTTCTCATTGTGCTTTGGTCTAATACATCTCCAGGCTCATATCCTTCGTCACGCAAACGCTCAAGCGTTTTAATCGCTAGCGTTTTAGCTCTTTCTGTCAATGGTGCCTTTATCTTATTCCGCATTTCTATCCATCCATCCCATGCATCTTTAGGTATCCAGTCTGGAAGTTCCATACCCTCTCCTCATACACCCCCGCCATAACGCTCATCTTTCTTAGAAAGCTGGCTGTCTTTCTTCTTTCAAAGGGGTTGCACCGTGGGGGTATCCGGTGACTCTCAGCCTTTGATAGAAGCCCGTCCCTGACAGTAAGGAACTTCGCCGTGCAGCATGAGCACCAGGTTGTAGGCCGACAGCGCCTGGATTTGGAAAGACACACGGCCACACTTCATTCGCGCCACCGCGCCAAGAGTGAAGCAAATAGACTTGCTTGATAGGAGTTTTTTTGTGAGGAACATCTAATCCCTCCTACAAGGGAAGGAAGGGGGAGCTGTGTAGGCAACTCCCCAATCCAATGCTGACCGAAGCTTTTACGCCGCGCCAGCGTGAGTCTAATATCTCTCATAATTCTCTATTCAAAAGCAAGTAAAATCTTAGCCTGTTGCAAGGATGCTCGATATTCCACGCTCTTAAGGGGCGGTGAAAGCTAGCCGAATATTCTCTAAGTATGAGTGCATCAAGGGCTTCCCAGTTCCCAGTGAATCAACATAACGGCTATCGGTGAAACCCCAAGCACCCATGTAGCAAACTACTTTTTACTTAATTTTTCGGCATTGGCTATTTGTTTCTGGCTGCGCCAGTACTGTTTCGCAATCTTTCTCTCCACGCGCCACGCTTCAAAGCGCCACCAGTACTTCCAATAGAGCCACTGTCTCCAGCGCGGCCATTTGCACACAGTCCAAAATTCAGCCATCAATCCTCCAAGGTTGCCGCACGTACCACATCGTTATGGTTGCTTTGGGCGGTGGCGTCCAAGGCTTCGCTCAGCTCCTCTACTACCATACACAGGACTATTTGCGGCTCGTTTAGCATGTTTGCGCCATCGAGCATGGCAGCGTACTGGTCGCGCAGCGTCTCGATTCTGTCTCTTAGGTTCATGGAATCCTCCGTGGATAGCGCCGCATCAGCCATTCCAGGCCGTCGCAGCATAGAAATATGGCTAGAACCTTTAACAGGGCTTCGCTCATGGCTTTTCCTTCTCAGGGGCTTCTGGTTGCGGTGGCGCTGGCACTGGAACGTCTCGGCAATTTTTCTCAAGCCAGTACTGTCTATCTCCTTCATTTGGGAACCACTCCGGCGTGCGCTCTGCGGCTGGCTGGCGATGAGTCTTAATCCACTCGTTTAGATGATATTGCGAAGCCGCACAAAGCCCCGTCCACTCGTCACCGTTCATTAGGGCAACGATTTCCTCGACAGGTTCATACGGACCTCCTGGCGGCGTGCGCTCTGCGGTTTGGTGGGACTGGCTGCCCGCGTGACTGTCACCAGCCCCAATAGCAACGGTTTCAGCTACCGGGCTTTCCGTCGCTAAGTTCGTGCGCTCTGCGGTTGCTGCGGCCAGTTCACGAAGTTTGCTAGTGATTACGTCTAGCCGCTTTGCCTTGACGTTCTCGCGTACGAATACATCCCATTTCGACCATTCGCTCGCTTGCGCCTCACTCCCACGCGGCTGTGGTTGCGCCGGGGCGGAAGCGAGGTCTTTCTTGCTACGCTCATCCAATTCTGCATCAGTCAATTTAGATATGTCCTTGTTCCACATCTTGCTCTCCTTCTCGGCTCTGCTCAGGCTTGATGGTCTCCAGCGCTGCTCTAATCCCCCTCAACCTGTCCACCCAGCCCTGGATGGTGTGCTGGGAGAGTGCATTGTCGCTATCTGCAAGCGCTCCCATCCACACATGACAGCGTCCACAGTAAGAGACTCCATCTACATCGTAAGAATTGTCATCATATTCACCGTGCTCGTAGGCCGTCCCGGTTTTGTGCAGAACTTTTCGGCAATCAACGCCATGTCGGGTATATAGCCTCACCGGCGCTCGCTCGTCTCCAGCCTCGGCTAGAATGGAGTCAATCACTGCGATTACGTCAGCGTACAGGTTTGGTGGATGCTTTCCAGCTTCGTAGCCCATTTTGAATGCCTCAAAAAGTAGTTTGTGTTGCGGTTCAGGAAATGCCACTGCGATTACGTCAGGATCGGCTTTCACGGTTTCCTCTTTTTCTGCTTGCGAATAGCCTTGTGCAATAATCTCGTAGCAGACCACAGCTTTTCGCTAATTACGCTGTGCGGCTCTTTATCCATGCACGCGCCGATAGCAGATTTAATCCATGCCAGAGCATGTTCTACTGGGTCGCGCTCGCTCATGGGCGATGGCTCCTTTTAGGCAGACACAGGGCAAAGAGATAGAACAGGGCGCAAATGAGTGCCAGCACGCTCACAGGATGCCCCGCAATCGCGCCAGGAGCCATTTACAGCCACTTTGCAGCCCCAGGGCGATGAAACACACACCCCCGACCGCATACGCGAGCAAACCGCACCATATTAGGTTTTCGTTCATTGGACTTCTCCTCGTATTTCCTTCACGGCTAGGTCTACGACGCGGTGCCAGGTAGAATGGGGCGTACGCGCCGCGATGCAGCCGAGGATTACAGATTCGACGCAGTGGCGCTGGTCGTCGCTTAAGCCATGTAAAGCTACATTCAGGTACTCCACATTGCCAAAATAGAGGTCTTGCTCGCGCAATACGTCACTAACGGGACTTTTCATGGCAGATACCTTTCTGCGCGGGTAGCTACCGGAGCGAGGCGAAAAAGACCAGCGAAAACGGACAGAACCAAGCCAAAACAAAGCAGCACTAGTACTGACGATTCTGGTACTGGTACTTGTCCACTTTCTTGCACTATTTCAGAGCCAAAATAGAGCGCGTTAGGGGTTATGCCGACGGTAGCGCCTGGGTCGATGGCGATGGTGGATTGCGCCCAAGTGAATTGGTCGTAGTCGGCGAATCCAACGTAGGGCGTACCGTCGAGAGTGATGGCGCGAACCACGGCCTCAATGGACAGTTCGAGCGATTCAGGTCCGGCGTAGGCGACTTGGGTTTGCGCGAGCAAGAGATTCCCCGCTAGGTCTTGCGCGACACCAAACCTAAACGGAATGTCCACGAGCGCACGCAGTTCAGACGCGACGGTGTTAATCGAATCGGCTTGAGCGACCGCTGGCAACAGAGCGAATGCGAGAATACAGAGTGTACGTTTCATTGGGATTTCCTTTCAACTTTAGCGATTACTTCGTATGCGAATTCAAAGTAACCGTCATATTTCGGGTTAGACATATCGCGTTTACCGATTTCCAGTATTCCTTTGAGCGCTTCTAAAAGTAGTTTTATGTCGGTTTCCGATTGTTCTTGGCTCACAGCGCCCTCCAGTATGCGAATGCGAGCAATAGGAAGCCCGCCACGGCGCAAACGACGCCGATCACGTCATACACATCGGGCCGGACGCTAGCACGCGGCTGTGCGCCCTGCAATGCGTTTTGTTGGTCGAGATAGACTTCAGTGAGTGCAATTGCACGTTCTTGTTTCATGCTGGTTTCCCTCCTGCCTTGGCAATAGCGGCCTCGGCCTGTGCAAGTGCCATCTCGCAATCGCGAGGGAGAACGCTGTTTAGGTGTGCGCCATCGGCAATCATTTTGCCAAGCCAAGGGACGGCGCGGCGCAATGCGGCTAACAGTTCTGGCGCGGCTACAATCAGGCGAGCATCGGCTTCGCCTGCCGGAAAGTCTGTGCAATAGATTTCGGCAATTTTGATTGTGCCATTGCCTATCAATTCGCACGGCTCGTGCTCGTGCTCTAACAAATTCCAAGGTGCATTTGTGTGTTTCATTGGGTTGGTTCTCCTGGTAGATACGCGCACTGCTTTTGCAATGCGGAAAGGGTTTTCTGCTGATGCACGCAGACTGCTACGACGACCGCCAGCGCCGCCACTAAGACACCTATAAGGAAGGTTTTCACGCGGCACAGCCTTTCATTAATTCGGAATAATCCACTTGCTCGAACTGCGTTTGCCACTTTTCCGCCCATGCGGTCAATTCTTTGTGGTGTTTCTTGGCGTAGGCTTGCGCGTACAGTACTTCGTTGCGAATGTTGAGAATATCGTCAACGGAAAAGCGGTCAGGTTCGCGCCAACCATCTAACAGATGTTTCACGGTGAACAATCTAGCGCCATCCTTCGCGCTGAAACCGTCCGCAACGCCATAAATCGAAGTACCTTTGCGATGCCTACGCTCCGCTTCGATATTCATGTCATACAATCTGTCCACGACATTAAAGAAACCATCGTATAGATCGTGCCGCGCCAGTTCCCTAAATGCTTCGCGTACTACACTGATTTGCTGTGATTTATTCATGGTGATACACCGCCTTTTTGTGTGCCTTGCTTCCCGGTGCAAGGCTACCGCCGTGCTAGAGATGCGCCAAACGTAGAACGTAGAGCAAGACCGCGCCAATGAAACCAACACCAACGACCGCGCTGGCCAGCCGGCTAATGAGAGTAAGCATTGCAAAACCTTTCCGGGCTAAAGCCCTAGCGTGTCTCCGCTTTAGCTAACACCTTGGCAAATTCGGCCATTTTCAGCGCTGCTTTCTTGGTGCGCGTGCCTTCGATCGAATGAGGGAACTGTACGCTCCACTTGCTCGCCGCGCTCCAATCGTCCCGCCAGACTTCGCCTACTTGGTGCTTTTGCTTTTCCATTTCCTTCCCTCCCCTATAGAATCGTTCCGCTACCGCTAGGCTTGCCCTGCTTGTTTTAGGGCGTCACTAGGGCTGATGTAACTTTGCGAATTTAATCGTACAAATTCTGCAAAATGAATCAGTTCATTTTCAATCTGCCAAGGCACTAAAGATTTACTGTAAATCAGTTGCGCCAATTCCCGTGCTCGCTCCTGTATCGTCACGTTTGTCTTCCCTTCCCAGTCTTTATTGCGCTGACCTCGTATCGAAAACGACTTTGCCGCCTTGCAAAACTTGAGCGAAATAGCCTTTCCGCACATGCTTAGGCCGATTCGCCCATTCCCGCGCTACCTCAACAGACCGCTCCATCTCTCGAAACTCTGCTAGATGCATCAAATAATCGCCACTCGCAACTCGCGCTATCGTCTGCAAACTAAGTGGGTTATTGAATTCGTTGGCCATGCTCCCCCTCGCTCTACCGCTGAGTACGCTTCATAGTGCCCACTACGAGAATGGGCACGAGAAAAGTACTACCGCAACTCATATTGAGCGCAATTGTAGGGTTTCGAGAATTGATTGTATGCGCGGCAAATGACACGTTCCGCCAGTCGGCCTACGTGAAACTGTTTTTCTTCGAGCCACAACACGCGCCGCGCTAACGAATAATCCACTTCTGCCCAAGGTTTGCCGCTATTCAGTCCGCACATTGCATTATGTGCATGCAAATACGGCATATTAGGGTCTAGGCCGGCCATGCCAGCCGTGCGCCGCGCATCGCTATCCATCATGCGCTCTGTACGCTCTGCCATTTCCCGTACTCGCCGCGCTACTTGCTGCCATGCTGCAAATTCTGCTTGCCAGTTGCTCATTTGCTTGCGCCTCCCCGCGCTACACCATCTAACTTACTTGACTATCATAGGGAAAACACAGAATCCAGTCAAGCTGTCAGTAATACCAGCGAAGGAAAATAGAACGTTTTCAATCACTTACAAATGGGTCAAATACTCCCCGTTTGTTACATTTCTACCCCATTCTGTACTGGACATACTGTGACACGTGGCTACTTTCACGCCATTTCAGTAACAAAACGTTACATCACAGCGTCTAAGAATGTTACTAGCAGTACTCAAAAGATATATACTCTTACGCTTGACAGGATGAAAAAGGATATATAAAGTATATGCATGAAGGCAATTCTGCTGAAAATACCGGACGAACAGTATATACATTGGATAGATCGGTCTAAGATACTGGGATTGAGTTTATCGGCTTGGATTCGATTGCAATGCAATGGAGCAACTAATCACAATACGGACGTGTCACGGGCTCATACGCCTGTTGAACGGAGCGCAGTTGCCGCCCGATCTGTCCCTGTACGAGATACGCCACTACCAGCCGGCATGTGCCCACACCATCACCAACGCGGCGAGCTCTGCTACAAGTGTGATAGCAAGTTCGGCCAACCGGCCTTGTCATGACCAGTCCACAGCTTAGTCCTTAGTCGCCCGTAAGCGTGTCGCACGCATCCCCCTGCCACTAACTACCATTCCCCCGCCGATCGTGCGCCAAATCGCCTGCAAATGGCCTCTACGGGCCTATCTAGCGTATGGCATAGAGCGCATTGGCCTAGTCTCCGAGTTGTCCGTACCTGGGAAGCGGCGGCGCGGCGGCTAGTCTCAGGGCTTGCTGGCTTCTTTTTTTTATTTTATTTTCATTGACACGAAACGCTTACTTACCTATGATAGTCCCATGCCGTATAGAACATTGCATAAAGGGAATTTATTTGTGTGGGGGTATGCCGTATTTTTGTCTCTGACTGCTATTTTAGCATTATGGTTGGTGGCGCGGTGATGGGGTGTGAGGAGCCTGGGAAGTGTACTTGTTGTGGGGAGAATACTTGGTGTGAGAACTCAGAGCGGGGGTTTATGGAGTGGGTGGTAGTGGCGCGGTTGGGGGTGTATTCGTTTGTGATTGGCGGGGTAGTAGGGGTGGTGGCGGTGTGGATTGGGGGTTGGTTATGGCACCTAGGGCGATAGGGAGTTTAGTGGCGCAGTGGCGCGATGCGGCTAAATCTACGACTCTGCAGGACGTATACAGCGATGAAGCGGGGCCGTATTTTGAGTGTGCTCAGGAGTTAGAATCGTTGTTGCGTGAGTGGGATGAATATTTAGCGCATGTCACGACAGTGAGCCTTCCTACGACGGGGATACAGCAAATCATCCGTCATAATATTTTTGGTCTGAAGGAGTCCAAGTGATAACGAATTACTGGCGGCGGTGGCTGGGACGGCGCATGACGTTTCGCTTGCGGCGCTATCGCGATGAGTTTTAGGCGGCTGTGGATGGAGGTGAGGTTTGCTTGGCGCATTTGGCGTTCTCCTAAGTATTCTGGCGAGCGTCATGTGCTCAAAGTGCTGCGAAATTCCTGCCGTTCCATGTACTCCGATCTTGATATCGATTTCCATGACTATCATAAGTAGTATCGGCAGTTGATACGTAGATAGAACTTTAAAAAAGACTATGATATGACATTGATTATTGATAAAGCATGGGGCCGAGAGGAAGTACTAGTCAACGCCGAGGAGTACTGTGCGAAGTGGCTCATCATTGAACCGATGAAGCGGTGCTCGATGCACTATCACCCCATCAAGAAGGAAACCTTCGTAGTCATTCGTGGAAAGGTTCTCCTTGAGCAGCGCGACGTGCGTGGTCTTCCCATCGAAGAGTCTCTCTACCCTGGCGACAGCCGCACCATCATGCCTAAGACCCCGCACCGCTTCTCTTCCGTCCTAGGTGCCAAGATTCTGGAGATTTCGACCCATCACGAAGATTTGGATTGCATTCGATTGGAACCATCGGGGGATATGCGGCAATGAAGCAGTGTAAGATGTGCTTGAAATTCCTAGAAGCTACCACTGTCAATTTTCACAGGCATCCTCAAACTAAAGATCGGTTGGACACTAGATGTAAGCCATGTTTCCATGATCGCATTTCTTATAAGAGAAAGACTCCTGCCGAGAAAAGAAAAGCTGTAGAAAGAACAGACCACTACAGAAAAAGAAATTCAGAAAAGATCAAAGCATGGCGGAGAGAGTATGAGAGCCGTCCAGAAGTTAGAGAGAGGACTCGCCTATATGCCAAAAGGAAAAGAACCGAATACGTGTATGGCATTACTAATGAACAGGTCTCTGAAATTTTAGAACGCCAGAATGGTTTGTGTGGTCTTTGTAAGGAACCTTTGGAAAAAGGTCGTAGGCAAACTATCGACCATAACCATAGAACTGGAAAGGTCCGAGGCATTTTGCATCAGAAGTGCAACACCATATTAGGTTTTCATGAAAGTAATCCAAGCCTGTATTCCAAGATTCTTGAATACCTTAAAGAGTATTCAGATGACGGATTTGCGCCTATCATAGCGAAACTGCTTGACACGTAGTTATAATATCCATATACATGATGGCGTGGAACATCTTTGCCCAACCTGTGGAGAGAAATTCGATTGTGGGCGGAAGTTCTGCGATGGCGACCCGAATGTTCCTTGTAAACCATGCGCGGAGAAGGCTAGGGCTTTGATTCGTCAGTGGGCTGATAACATCCAAAAATATGGAAGGCCAGAAGGTCCACATGGAACGCCTTGAAATCGCCATCCGGCCTCCTTTGCCCAAGACTGTAGAGAAGTTACGCGAGCGCTACAGGCAGTTGAAGGACGCCAGGGCGGTCATCGATGAAGAGATCAAAGCGATTCTCTCGACGCACAGCGACATGGCGGAGGCGCGAAGGTTCCATTGCCAGCGCTGTCACTATGACTGGACTCCGAAGATCATCCGCATCAGCGACCCTAAGCAGTGCCCGAACTGCCATTCAAGCTATTGGAGCCGTCCCCGCCAACTAATACGCACCGTCAAACCGCCAGCCGCAGGTGGAAACAGATGGGTCAAGAAGAAAATCATCATCCCCGACCCAATCGAAGCGCCGACTGGAGCCGCATTAGCGGCAGCCCTTCCCGCACTGCACGACGCACTGATGCTCGCTCCCCCTCCACCGCCCCCGCTTTCCTTAAAAGAACGTCTTGCTCAGTTCGCCTCCAAGACCGATGACGCCATGCAACTCGTTGAAACCATCAAGGAAGAAAAACAGGAACAGGAAGCAATCGAGGCCATCAATGCCACTGACGATTGCACCTAAAACGGAAAAGCGTATCGCCTTCCGCTGGAAGCAGTGGATTCCCTGGGCCACGCACCACATCCACGAGCAAGGCGAATCCACTGACAAATTTCTGACTATCATAGAGCTTCTACATCACTCGCGGGTAGTCACTTGTCTAGCACTCGGCCTAAACTGGGGTACTATACGTCGTAGGAAGCTCGACAATCCGCTGGTTTCCGATGAAGACTTTCAACATGCTGTGTATTTGGCCTCGGTATCTGGTTATATAGGCATGAAGCACGGCGTGCGCCGCACAAAGGAGCAAAAGTGCCAGAAGTTAATGAAAACGCTCTGATGCATATGCGGTTGGGACGCTGGCTGAAAAATCCCAATAAGCCTTCTGTTTTTGCTTGGCTTTCCTGCACGCCGACTGAGCAGAGAGTTCCTGGCGAATTTTATGCATTGAAAGTGGAAGTCGATAAAAAAGAAGTGGAAGGAAAGTCTTGGGAAGAAATTCTTTCTATTGTTCAATGGAAGCTAGACATAGCTCTTGGCCTAATGGAATCTTTCCGAGTACATCCTCCAGATTTGAAGAATCCGCTAACAGGAGAATACACAGATGCCCAGCACGGCTGAGAAAGTAGTCAACAAGGCTTTAAGCGGAGCGGAGATGAAAGAAATCATCCGCAAGGACTTCGACCGCCTGCTCGACAACTGCGGCGAACTCTCGCACTACGTCGCCTACGGCAAGGCCGGTTGGAAGATTCTCCTCACTCTCCAGACTGGTAACGCCCGTTCCCCTGAGTCATCTTCCACCATTGAAGGCGGCGACCCAGTTGATGAAATCACCGGAGCGAAGGAACTGGAGCACCAGTTCGATTCCCCCAACCAGGAACGTCTCATCGCGGGTATGCCCATTCCCGTCGTCACCAAGGCGCTCGACGGCACTACGCAGACCCAGATGGTGCAGTACCCTCCACAGCCTGAACTAGAAGCCGATATGAAGCTATCTGATGTTACGCCTCGCGAAAAAGACAAGCTGTGGCGCAAGAAGAATCCATGAATAAGCGTACCCAAAATAGACTCTTGAAGCATTTTTACAATGCTATCAAGCAATCTCCTATTCCGATGACGGCTCGTGCTGTATTACATTTCTGTCCAAAACATCCGGTACGTTGGTTTATTACGATTGAACCTAAACCTCTAAAAAGGAAACGGACTTGATGTTTTATGGTGCATGTTTTTTTCTAATAGGAGTTTGTATCGGATGGATATTTGGTTTTGCTACTGGATTGGGAGAAATTAGCAAGTTTAAAAGAAATCCATGAAACTACTTCAGCGATTCAGTCTTCTTAGGCGTTTGGCCGTGGCGCAGGAGCGCACTGCTGACGCACTGGAGCGCATCGCAACAATCGCTGAAGATAATTGGGCACAGAAGCACGCTCCAGTGAAGCGCACACCCGCAGAATTTGGTACTCTCGACCTCGACTGGATGAACGAGCGTTACGCACAGGAAGAAGCAGCCCGCGCCGCAGGTTTTGAACTCGATGAGGATTAGAGCCTACTACAAGAAGTTAGGCATCACGCCGGAACAAGTCGAAGCCCTGCCAAAAATAACCAAGCACCTAAAAAAGCTGATGTCAGAAATGCCCGCCAAGGACATGCCGGATGACATTGAGTACTACCTGGAAGCCGCAGCAGACCCTGTAGCCATGAAAGTGAAGCAGAAACGTAGCTTACTCAATTACAACCAGAAGAAGCGTATTTCCCTAGAAGAACTCTGTGCCGCCGCCGAAGTCTCTCCCCACGACCTGCAAAGCGCCATCATGGACGCCATCCACAGACTATTCCGCTACGATGCGACATTCAGACTGTCTTCCGCTCAGACCGATGTAGCCGATAAGACAGTGAACATGGCGCTTACCGATGAAGGTTTCAAGGACCGCGAGATGTATATGAAGATTGTGGGCTTGATGCCGCAACCGAAGGGCGCTCAAACGCTCATCAACGTCACGCAGCACGCCCAGCACTCGCCACAGACCATCGTCATGGCTCCATCGGCTGATAGCTCCATCCGCCGACTTTCAGATAGAATGAACAAGCTCTTGCCGGCAGCCGAGGTCGTAGATGTACTCGCGGAACAAAATACAGAAGAGGATTGAAATAGCGGAGACGGAGTTTCGTCTAGCCCCTGAGTACCACTCTGTCGAGGATGTCATCGCTTTCGAGAGTCACCTTCACAGCAAGGGCATGTACATTCTCGATGATTCAGGCCATATCAAGGGGATACAAAACCTCACCGACTTCGAGCACGACTGGATGCTCAATGAACAAATCCTCTGCAAGTGCGATGCGGATTACTTCCTGACCCGCTACGCCTTTCTGATTGATGACATGGGTGTAATCAGGCGTTACATTCACCGCGTAGCGCAGCGCATCATGTTCAATATCATTGCGGATTTGGAGGAACGGGAATCTTCCATCGAGCTACAAATCCTCAAAGCAAGACAGCTTGGCGCAACGACACTTACACAGGCTCTCATCTGCCACCGCATCGTGTTTGGTTACGGTGTAAACGCCATCTCAGGTAGCGCCGACCAGCAGAAGACGGCCATCATGGCCAACAAGATGTTCCTGACCTACGACATGCTTCCAGTGTGGTTGAAGCCAGAAGCCACAGGCCGATCACGCACCGAACGTGGCTATTTGACCTTCGCCAAAACGATGTCAGGCGTCAGTTTCCAGCACGGAGCTCAGATGTCTGGTATCGCACGAGGCACCACGCCCACGGTCTATCATTTATCTGAGTGCGCTTCTTTCACCAATCCTGAACAGCAGATTGAGGCTTCTCTTTTCAAAGCGGTTCACGCTTCTCCGGCGATTTTCGGTGTGCTTGAATCGACAGGAGAAGGTGACAAGAATTGGTGGGCCAATACCTGGCGCATTTCCAAAACAGAATGGAAGCGCAACCGTTCGCGTCTGTGTCCTCTCTTCCTTCCGTGGTTCACGGCGAACAATCTCTATCCCACGCCGACATGGTTGCGGATGCGGCCTGTGCCAGAAGACTGGGTGCCTAACGTAGAGACTCGTGCCCACACGGCTAAATCGGAACTATTCGTTCGCTCTAATTCACTGCTAAACAAGCAACTAGGTGCTGACTTCAAACTTCCCAAGGAACAGCAGTGGTGGTGGGAAGTCGAGCATGAGCAAGCCAAGATGAAAGGATTGGAGCCTGGATTCCTGCAAGAGTACTGCGGCGACGATGAAGAAGCTCTGCAACGCTCTACCACTGGCGTTTTTGGTGCCGATGCCATCATCGAGATAGACTCTCAGCGGGAAAGAGACTACGAATGTTTCGCCATCGTAGGGCAGTCTGTCGAGCAGGACCACGAACCACCTACAGACTGCATAGATTATGAAAAGACTAGAATCCCCGTGCGCTACACCAACATGCGGGAAGAAAGCTATCGCTGGGAACTAATCCCTCTGAGATTCAGTCCTCCGCTACGAGAGAACATGCCCGAAGATGCTACTGGAGTTCTCTTTATCTGGCACCATCCCCAGCAAGGGGTTCGTTACGCCATAGGAGTAGACACGGGCGGCGGTCTAGGTGAGGACTCGACTTGCATCTCCGTGTGGGCATTGGGTACTGGCGACCAACAGGATGTGCAAGTAGCTGAATACACTTCGGCTTATGTTTCGCACGTAGAGAGTTTCGCCTTTGTAATCGCTCTGGCTGCCTACTACAAGTCCGCAATGAATCCAGACCTAACAGGATGGAAGGAACCATACGTCAGCATCGAGCAACTAAAGGCAGTAGGTGATGTGGCTCAGGTGCAGATGGCCAAGATGGGCTACACCAACTTCCACATGTTCAGCCGCTATGATGGCAAGAATCCCAATGAGGACAAGCGAAGAAGTAGGAGACGTGGCTGGTACACCAATTCATGGTCCAGACCGATTCTGACAGGCTATTTCGTGACCTGGGCCAAGAACCACTGGATAAAAATAAACAGTCCGTGGCTTATCGAAGAGTGCAAGACATTCGAGCAGAAGGTGACGGCAACGGGTAAGCAGAAGATGGAGCACGAAGACGGTTGTTACGATGACCGTATCTTTGCAGCGGCGATGGCTACTTTCTGCCCCCACGACAGCGACCCAATGGTGCATAGGAGCAAGAAACGGACCATAGAAAACCAAGTTCTGCCGTCGCTGGACCTGCGCCCTTACGTGGCAAATACGTTCAGCTACAAAGACCTGGAACAAAGAAACGTTGCATCCATAGAGGATTTGCTTGATAGTAGCAACCAACTGGAGAGGTTCCGATGAAGTGGAAGATTACTCGAATCCGACAGCAGATTTCTCCTGGCTATCTGGTTTGGCATTTTGACTGGTACGCTACCAATGGCGAGAAATTCTGGCTGGCCCCTACTTTTGAATGGATTAGAAGGAAAGTTTGGGAGGAATTGAGTGCTTAAACCGGGCTGTATACCTGCGATTATTTACTTTGAATACCGAAACGGTCACGTCACACTGGCACCGTTCACGGATTGCCCAACTCCAGAAGGGTCTATTCGCAAGGAAGCCGATACTCTTTCACAGGCAGACAAATTAGAAGCACGCCTTCAGCAACAGGAAAGAGAACAGTTAGAACGTGAAATGGAATATGAGGAAGCGTTGTTTGAGGGACGTAAGCAAGCAATTCGTGACAGGATGTATGCTCGTTCAATTTCCTCCGCTACTTCTGCATTTGAAAAAGAACTTTTGCAATTATATCCACTATTGAAAGATGAACAAAAGAAAGCCAAATATCGCCAGCGCTTGTTAGAACATCAGTTCTATTTGTACGCAAGGCACAACAATCTTGGTGATCGTGACGCATCGAAAGAGGAAGTCAACTTGGACAAGGTGAACTTCTAGTGGCCAGCGGCCCAACGTACAAGACCTGGCAAGTTCCGCCAGCAGTCGCTTCTGAATCTTCCCTAATAGGTTGGATTGATGATGCGTGCGGCGAAGGCTTGAACTGGCTCAAAAGCCAGCGATGCAGCAGAGACTACCGCAAAGCACTAGACACGTTATCGGGGATGGACACGCAGCCGAATCCATCGGCTTCTTATCGTTCACGGCTAAACACCAACAGACTCAAGCGCAACATCCGTGAAGTTGTCTCCGTGCTTTCACGTCTCAGACCGTTCTGGGGCTATCAGTCGGACAACAAAGCCTATCAAGAAGAAGCGGCGATGATGAATCAGGTTTGCCGCTCATGGTATCTGGAAACTTTCGCAGACCGTGCAGTGAAAGAGGCATTACAGTACGCCGCAGCAACTGGACGTGGTTGGTTACATCCGATTTACCGCCGTGACATGGCTGGCACAGGCAAGGGCGACATCAAGTTACTGACCTTCGGCGCTCCTTGTGTTCTTCCTACACAGCTTCCAAGCAACGGTGACTGGCAGTCAGCCTATGCAGTGACAATTTTGGATGAGTGGCCGATTTACATGGCGCATGGGATGTTTCCGCAATATCAGGATAGGCTAGTGCCTTCTAGTAGTCGCTTCTGGTATCAGAACGACAATGTGAAGAAATCCGCGATGGGCAACTGGTGGCAAAGAGCGTTCAAATCCGCCGCCAATCGTTCCGGTGAACCAGGTCTACCGGAACTACTGATACCTATAAGGAAGTCTTATGTCCTCGATTTGAGCCTGAACACCACCAAAGAGCCTATCCCAATGGGTGAACCTGGCTCATCGTGGTTCTATGAGGTTCCGTTTATTGGGCAGGACATACCTGCTGGCCACGACATGCACGGCAACCAAATCTTCAGAAAGGCCAACGAAAATGATGCACGACTCTACCCCTATCGACGCCTCATTATATCCAGCGACAAATGCAGACTATACGATGGTCCTGCCTTTGACTGGCACGGAATGTTTCCCGGTGTCTCTTTCTGTCCCGATTCCTGGCCTTGGGAACCTCTTGGTTTCTCTCTGGTCCACGACGGCTACGATATCAATGAGTCCATCAAAGAAATAGACCGTGGAGTGATGGACAAGGTTCGCGCTCAACTGAATCCTGCTTTGTCTTTCGATATGAATGTTGTCTCCAAAAAGGAGATGGAGCGGTTTGACCCATTCAAGCCGAATGCACGTATGGCATTCGATGGTATGGGAACAAGTGCCCCGCCAGCTCAGCCCGTTCTTCCCTACGAGTTCCTGAAAGTCAGTCCTGAGATAGTGACCTACCGCCAAGTTCTGCAAGACGGTATGGATTCGCAAATGTGCATCAACGATGTGGCGGCGCTCGCTAAAGCGAGAACCGTAGGCTCCGTAGACCAAATCGAAAAGATTATGGAGATGCAAGGGCCAATCATCACGGACATGTCCCGTTCGATGGAACCGCCCATGCGCGACCTAGGCAACATGATTAAATACAACGTGTTGCAGTACTACACGACCACCAGAGTCATGCAGTTGGTAGGCGCGGACATGATGCCGCTGACTACTTTCGATTTCGAGCCAGACAGCATTGTGCCAAGCCACTTGCCCGATGAAGATTCAAGCCATGAAAGCCAGCACGACCGCATTAAGCGTGCCAGAACGTTTGCAGACAACCTGAGATTCTTCATTCTGCCCAATTCCTTGCATGAATATCAGCAGATGGAAATGAAACTGGGTCTTGTGCAACTCATCAAAGCAGGGGCTAAAATCTCCACACAGACATTAGCAGAGGCTTGGAACGTAAGAGATTACGGCAAATTCGATGGTGTAAACGAAATTGAGCGCTGGAAATCAGAGAAGGAAATGGAACTGGAGTTTATGGTCAGAGGCGAAGTCATCAAGCAGAACCTAGAGACTGCGATGATGGCAGCGTCTGTAGTTCAGCCTCCAGGTTCAGCGCAACCTGGAAAACAACCAGAAGGTAGACCAACAACTGGTATGGATGCCCCTCGTTTAGTTTCAAAGGACGGCGGAGCACGTAGCACGATCACCCAAGTTAAATGAGCACTGTCACCGATTTCACGTCTGTTGAATGCATTAAAAGCAACTACCGCTTGGTACGCGAGCGCAGCTTCACATCGAGCCATGACGACCTGTTGCAGTTAGTTTTGCAACTCCGCGCTGAAAGAGTAACGGGCACCATGACCATAGATTTCAGCCAAGGCGGCATCAATCGGGTGCGCTTCCGTGAGGAACAAGACATCAGGTACAGCGAAAAGTAACAATAACTACATTTTGTCCTTGACACGCATATCCCAGTACTCATAGATTAGCAACGCGCAGGATTCGGACTTTCTATTTGTCCTAACTAGGCAGATAGAAGCGACGGCCCGCTGTTTAGATGGGATTCCCAACCCCTTCCATCTAAATGGCGGGCTTTTTGCGTTTCTGGAGGCTAAATGAAGCACTTCGGCAAAAAAGAAGAGAAAAAGAAAGACGGCAAGAAAAAGCACGAAGGCAAAAAGCACGAAGGGAAAAAGTAAATGCGCGGGCACAAATCCGGTGGTTTCGCAGGCAATCTCTCCAAGCTAGGTGGTTCCGGCTCCAAACTCAAAATGAAGTCCGACATGAAAGCGGAATCAATGGTTAACCCTTCGCTCAAGAAGGGCAAGAAACAGGCTCATAAGAAGGCTTAATGGCAACGGCTCCATCACCGATGACCGCGCCGCCGACTCCTGGTGGTGGTGCGCCCGGTCCAACGACTCCGCCTGTAGCCAGTCCTTCGCCGGCACAAGCCAATCCCACGATGCAGCAAGGAACGGCACTAGCGATTGGGGTAGCAAGAAGTTTGCAGACCATTGCCAAGATGTTTCCCAGCACCGCCCCAGCAGTAGCAGATATGAACAACAAACTCCGCGATGTGGTCAGTTCGATGATGGAGGATAGCCAGTCACCGGAGCCAGCCGCTCCGCCACAAGGCTAAGGAGGCTTAAATGAGCAAATACTACGACTATTTGGTAGCAAACGGGGCCAGCGCAGAAGAAGCAAAGTTACTCGATACACCCACGTCCAACCGACTTTATGAGAAGCAACAGGCTGAATTAGAAGCACAAACAGCGGCAGCGACGAAGCTGGATACAGATTTGACGAACTATCAGGCAGCGGTCAACAAGTGGCACGAAGAGAACAATGCCAAATTGATTCAGGCTCAGAACGACGCCATTGGAGCGAAGGCTGAAGAAGCAAGGCACCGCGCCGCTCTACAGGAAGCACAGAAGCGCGGGTTGTTCGACGTAGCCAAGGATTTGGGCTGGAAGGAAGAAGCTCCTGTGGAAGCGAAGTCCGAGAACATTTCCAGAGAAGAATTTGCCAAGATTGCGGATTCCATCGGTGACAACCTAGCGGCACTCGAAGACATGGTGATGGAACACAAGCAGTTGTTCCCAGACCGTCCGCTCTCCGTGCGTCAGCTTCGCAAGGAAGCTCTCGCCTCTGGCAAGCCCGTACATCAGTACTGGGAAGAGAAATACAAAGTACAGCAAGAGCGCGAATCCGCCGCCAACAAGCAACGTGAATCAGAAATCGCCAAGTGGAAGATGGAAGGCGCAAAGGAAAAGGAAACTGAAATGGTTTCCAAGTATGGCAATCCTTCGACACGCACTCCTATGCCCTCGCAGCGTCCAGTTTTCGCATCTCGCACTGGAGACACAGTGCGCGAAGGCAAACAGCCTTGGGACCACGCCGATGGCCAGTTACAGAACGACCGCGTGGAACGAGTTACCAAGAAGTTGATTGAACGGCAGTACCAGAATTAAGGAGATGAACAGTGGCCGACCCAACATTTGATCAAATTAGCGCAACAACGCTAGCCGATCTCCGAGAAGACGTACTCGTAGACAACTTCTTCGTCGAGACGCCTTGGCAAAAGAAGATGCGTGCTATGGGCGCACTCGAAGACTTCAATGGCGGCACGTTCATGCAGGAACCATTCATGTATGACCGTGTGAACGGTGGCGCTATCGCTCCCGGCTCTGATGTCACCGTCATGCAGAAGCAGATTATCGCGGCTGCCGCGTTTGTGCCCAAGGAATACGTGGAGCAGGTTCCTCTGAACCTGTGGGAAACCAACGTTATCCAAGGCTCTGGTCCTGCGGTGAAGGTGAAGTTGATTGACGCCTACATGCAGAACGCGGTGCAGGCGCTCAACACCGACATCGCCATCGACTTCTACCGCCACGGGCAGAACATCACTGGCTCCAACCGCCAAATCTTCATCAACGGCTTGAGCGAAGCGCTGAACGACGGTGTCAATCCTTCGTGGGACGGCAACGTGTTCACCACCTACGGCGGGCAGACCCGCAACGGCGTGGTGGGCAACGTCCTTAACTCGGTTCCGACTTGGGTTGGCGGCACTGACGGAAGTACGGGCCAAATCACTTACAAGACAGTCTTTGAAGCGTATCAGAACTGCGTACAACCGCCTGATGTTGGGTTGTGCAACAAGGCATTGTTCAGTTACTTGGCCGAGCGGCAGGAACCGAAACAGAGATTTGAGATGGGTGGCAAGGACATCGACGTTGGCGTATCCGGTTTGAAGGTTTTGGATGGCACTATCTTCGTTGATAAGCTCGCGCCTTCGACCAAGTACGGCACGATTCTTCCTTCGGGCTTGAGCCAGACGACTTCCATCAAGCCGACAGCATTTACCACGCCGACCTTGAGCACGACACAAGCGGCGATTTCCAACTATCCAAGCGCCACTGCAAATACCAACCCTGGTGAGCCTTTCTTCTGGCTTCGCGTAAAGGGATGGAAACTGCGGCCTGCGTCTGACCCTGAATACAATTTCAACTTCACGCCGCCGATTCGCAGCCAGAATAACCCTGACTTGGTTGTTCTTTTCCTCAAGGCGGGTTTGAACATTTACACAGTGCAGCCGCGTGACAACTGGCAGTTGGTTGGCGCTGGGTTCTAAGAGTTTTACAGGATTAAAGGAGACAAACGATGGCCGGTGGAATGCTCACAAAACAAGCGGATAGACTGACCGCTAAGTGGCTCAATGACGTTAATGACTCCGTATCAGGCGGTGCAGTAGTATCCGTCCCGACTGGTGCGCCGTCTGCCCAAGTTTCGCAGACGCAGCCTGGTGACCGCATCGTGCTTGATGACGCCACGGCATTGGCTCTGTCTGACACTACGGTAGGCACGCTCTACGGTGGCGTTTACATGTACGTAGGAACGCTGGCGACGGCAACGGCTTCTCCTGCGCGTGGGACTGGAGCTTTCTGGCGCATCTCGGACCTGCCGGGTGGAGCAACGCAGTCCTACACGGTCAGTTCGGACGTACAGCCCAACACTTTGCTGCCGGCCTACATTGCTGGCGTATTCATCAATGCGACGACCTCTTCGGGCACTGCCGTTGCGCTGACCAAGGGCAACTTTGGCTGGATTCAGGTGGCGGGAACGGCTTCCTGCTTGATGGACAATACCCTTACCTCAACCGCTCTTGCTACGACCATCAGTTCCAAGGTTTCGGCAACCACCGCATCCACTTGGGATGCTGGTGTGGCGTTGACCACGGTGACTCTCGCTAACGTTTTGGGTGTGGCGATTGGCACCCCAGTCATCTCAACGATTTCATCTGTTATCATCACTCGCGGAAACTTCTGCGGCAGAATCTAAGGAGTAACGGATGGCCTTCGCTACCGGAATCAAGGTTCTTCCTGGCTACCCGCAACCAGCGGGTGCCAAGTATCAGCTTATCTTCGACCGTACCGGCACGACTTCCTATGTCCGCTACGTTACTGGAACGACTCCGGTTGGCGGAGACGTTATAAAAGCAAGTGCTCTGGGAATGGGCGGTTTTGACAACGTAGACGACACATTCGACACCACAGGCCAGATTTCTGCGGTAGTAGTTATGGACCAAGCAGGGACTGGCAATGCGGTAGGACAGGTCACCATCAAGTATTACGCAGGGGCGACGGCTACATTGGGTGGCCAATCGCAGACGATTGGGACTGAGATTGCAGCGGGAACGAACCTGTCCACTTTCAGCTTTCGCTTTGAATGTTACATGGTCTAATCTGAGCGCCGGAGGCTCACTTTGGCGCTACAGGACATGCAGGCAGAAATTCGGGGCGCGGTTCCAAAGCTCCCGTATGCCTTCACGCAAACTCTAATCAACCGCGCTTGGGGCGTCATTCGCCAATCGAACCTCTGGTCTTTTAATCTCTATGAGGGCAGTTGGATTTCTCCGCCTGTTCTGACGACGGGCACAGTCACTACGGTACAAGGCTCGGACACGGTTCAGTTCGATGCGACGGCAACTGCTGCCATCAATGCGTGGCAAATAGCCAATCCCTATACGCTGGTGACGCAGTGCCAGTTGAGGCCAGGAGCGGTAGCGGGCATCGCGCAAATCTACAATCTCATCCAGTACGATCAGGTGACAGGCGCAGCCACGCTAGACCGGATGTATGCAGACCCGTCCGGCACCAACGTCGCCTACCAGCTCTACCAACTCTATTACGCCGCTCCGTTCAAAGACCATCTGACTTGGGTATCGGTACGTAACTTCCAGATGTTCCTAGACTTAGGCATTAATATGGAGCGCAATCAGATTGACAAGATTGACCCGCAGCGTTCTATCTATCAGTGGCCCACGCAAGTCGTTCCGTACACCATTGATTATCGCGGGCAAGGCACGATTTACGAGTCTGCAACACTGGGATTTCCACTGTTTGAACTCTGGGGCCAGCCAGTCAATCCGTTCTCTTACGGCCTCTACGGCATCCGCAAAGGGGTAGACCTTGTTAACCCGACTGATACTCTTCCTATACAGGTTGGTGAAGACTGCGTTCTAGCCTTGGCGAGAACTTACGCTTACGAGTGGGCCGAAGCGAACAAGGACATGTCGCCCAGAAGCGCGGGACCGGATTTCAAGTTTCTTATCGGCAAGTCGATGGACGAATATACCAAACGGCTCATTCTCTACCGCAAGAATGACAAAGAGTTTGTAGATGCATACTTTAGCGCCCGTAACCTAATGTGGAATGGCAACTTAGTGGGTGTGTACAACAGCCAAGCGGGTGTGGCTACTACGTACGGCGGCTACTACTAAACTTTCCTCTTGACCTTTTCTCCAATTATGCGACTATCATCGCCATCGCATGATTCTCACTCTCAATCCCTTCCATAAAACTCCTGAGATTGTTGACCCTGTTGGTCCTGAGACGGAATTATCTAACCTTGCATCTGAGTTCTATCTGTGCGGGGAAACTGCCAAAGCCATTACGATGGTGGAACTGGCTCTGAAGATTGCCCGTACCGTCCCTGTTCTAGTCAACATGGCAGTGATTCTGGAGTCTTTAGGGCGGTTCGATGAAGCATTCAAGTATGCCGAGGAAGCCTACAAGCTCAACCCTGCCGACAAACGAACCATTAACCTATACGCTGAAGCGTTGCTGCGGCGGGGAGATTTGGCCCAAGGATGGCCGCTCTACAGCCAATCTCGCAATACCCGTTCCCAGTTAAAGGATTTCATCCCAGAATGGACGGACCAAGGTCTAAGTGGGAAGCGCCTCTTGGTGGTAGAAGGCGAGGGCTATGGTGACAACATCTACTTTCTACGATGGTTGGCCGCTCTACGAGACTTGGGAGCAGAACTGGACTACATCTGCCAGCCTACTCTGGCACCACTGGTCGAACACATGGGATTCCGTCCCTTGGAGAACTGGGGCGGAAACGTGGACTTCCGTTTCACTGATTACGATTACCACGTCTCTATCCTTACCCTGCCCCAGAAGTTCGGAGTCACCTACGACAACTACCAGTGGAACGGGCCTTATGTCGTGGTGGGAGCACCTGTCCGTCGCAAGATAGCTGGCGAACCCTTACGTGTAGGTATTTGCTCTCTAGCGGGAGAGGGAATGTCAGCCCGCCGACAGCGCTCTCTGCACGCCTCACAGCTTCAACCATTGATGAACTCTTTAGACCCTCGGCATAAGTGGGTCAACCTACACCATCACTATATCTTGCCAGACACGGTAGACCACCCAATCGTAGAGACTTGGCTAGACACCGCCAAAGCCATCTCAACTTGCGATTTAGTTGTCTCAGTTGATACGGCGGTAGCGCATCTCGCTGCTGCGATGGGAATTGTCACTTGGGTCATGCTTCCCGGCGCTTCGGCGTGGCACTACCCGCTCTACCGCCCAGACCATCCTTTTTACCCTTCGATGAGGATGTTTCGCAACCAAGCCGAAGGTCTTGATTTCGCTGTTCAATTCGTCAGTGCGGAGTTAAACCGTCTATGATCTACACAGGCTGTAACCAGAGAATCCCTGAATATCATTCCTGGGTTGCTCTCAATCGGGGCATGGACATTCAATCCTACGTGGAGCTGGGCTGTGGCTCCGCTTCGTTCTTGCAAGATGCAGGAGTGCCTAAAGTGGTCACGGTTGACCTGTTGCAGAATGGTCAGAGCAACGTCCATCACATCCAAGGCAACTCTCACGAATTGGATACCCTGCATCAAGTCTTAACCTATCTGGGAGACAGGCCAGAATGCGTGTTCATCGACGCTGACCACACCTACAATGGCGTCCGGTTTGACTTCGATGTGTGGTATCCAGTAGCGACTCGGCTTGTTGGATTCCACGACATTCTGATGCCAGGAGTAATGGAGTTCTGGTTGGAAGTCAGCCGGCAATACCCTTCCATTCAAATTATTTCAAGGGACATCGCTTCGGCCAACAAGTGGCAGCATGGCTGTCAGACTCACACTGGCGATGTGAACTGTGGTGGCATCGGCGTTATTTTTAAGGAGATAGAATGAGCATTGGCGTAGTATTCGCCACTACTGGTGGACCAAAGATTGAACGTTGCTTGCGTTCCTTCGCAAGAATTGAACCTGATTTACACGCACAGGCGCATGTAGTTCTAGATGCAACTTCCAATACATGGCTGCGTCATCCGCGCATGGACGTGGGAACTATCCCCGTTCGTTCTGTCAGCAATGGAGCGCACATCAACGGCATTCTGAACCATGCTCTGCACTGGATGAAAGAACTAGGCCACTCGCACGCTCTGATGTTCCACGACGATTTGATCTTTTCTCCGCTTCCACAGCACCAAGGCAGCATCTCCAAGTGGTTAGATATTCCACAGGTGCTCTCAGGTTCTGGCATCAGCTTTGGCCACTTCGAGACGTTCACACAGGAAGGCCGCCGCCCCTCTGAAATATGGGACTACGAAGACCTAGAAGGCACTCGTCTGTGGAACTATCTCGCTTCTCTTCAGGAGCCTATCGAGGGCGGAGTGGATTTGCGGCCTCCTGGTGTCTCTTACTGGTTCCGTTCTGAAGGTGCCGACAAGGTACGCAAATGGAACCGCCTTGGCCCGACTGGCCAGATTGTTCCTATCTCTACTTGGGAGTCCGTTGGCCGTTTCGATGAAACTGCGGGTATTTTTTACGATCAGGAATACCCTTCGGAGTGCTTCCGTCGTAAACTCCCGCCTATCTGGGCTGTTCCTAACTTTCCGTGGATTCATCTGCACAACCAGTCCATGAACCCTTGGGGCGACCCTGCACCCAACGCATTTTCTAATACAGGCGCAGCTTATGAGAAGCGATTCGGTGCGCGGGACAATCGAGCAGAGGGTTGGGCAGGATTTTGGGGTTCAAATTGGGAAGAAGAGTGGGAGGGATAATGCCTACTGCTAAACAATGGTCAAGGATGTCTCCTGAAGCCCGCGCACATTCATTAGCAAAAATGAAGGAGTACTACCATAAGCACAGGGAAAAGAGAATGAAAAATGCTAGGGATTGGGCATTGGCTCATCCTGAGCATGTTAGAGCACGAGCACGTGCTGACGGAAGAAGAAAGCGAGGTCTTCATGTAGTAGGAGGAGAAAAAAGAGTAGGAACATGTCCGTTATGTTCCAAGGCTGGGCCATTGGTTCCAGACCATCCATTTGGTATTGATATGGTAAGAGACTGGATTTGTAGAAAATGTAACATGCAATTGGGTCAGTACGAAGCCAGAGAATCCAATGGTCAGCATCAGAAGTTTCGGGAGTATCTGGCGAGGTTTGTGTGAAAGTTCTATATCTGAGTGGTGCTACTGGGGCCGATTATATGGCGGATATGCTGTTTCATGGTTTACGTACCTTGCTTGGTCCTGATTTGGTTGATGTCAACCGTCTCGATTTCATGTACAGGGACTGGCCTCATCCGCCTTTCTACTCCATCTACGGACTACTCACAGAACCAGATGGCATAGACCGTACCGACATAGAAGCCAAAATTGCCAATCATTACTTCGACTTGATTGTGTACGGGTCAATCCATCGTTTCCGCCAGTGCATGGATTTGGTCTGGCAGCACTACCCTCCCAACAAGGTTGTGTATATTGACGGCGAAGACGATCATTCCACAATCATTCTAGGCAACACGGGGATTTACTTTAAGCGCGAACTTGCCGATATTCACCCTTCATCGTATCTTCCAATCCAGTTCTGCATTCCCAAGGAAAAGATTCGCCCTATCGATCTATCGCGCAAGACTCGCTTAATGTCTCCGCTAATCCCCGGCGATACTTCCACTTACATCTACTATGGCGATGAGTCCAAGTACTACGACCAATACAGCGAATCTTATTTTGGTCGCACCAAGAAAAAGGGTGGTTGGGATTGTTGCAGGCATCATGAAATTCTAGCGGCTGGGACGTTGCCATATTTTCAGGACTTTGAAAATTGTCCTCCATTGACTCTTTTCAATTTCAATAGAAGTTTAATAAAAATGGCAAAAGAAATGTATGACAATTGGAGTGATGATCATTGGCAGGTTGAAGTATACGAGACTGTACTTTCTCAATTACAAAATTTTAGTCTAACCACCACAGAAGCGATGGCCAAGTACGTCCTTGATACGGTAGGAGCGGCATGAGCGTAAACATTGAAAACGCACTAAAGATTACAGGTTGGATGGAGGACCATTCCTTGGTCTGGTTGGCAGAACAGGCGGCAATTCACAATTCCATCGTAGAAGTGGGTTGCTGGCGCGGGAAATCAACTACTTGTCTGGCCGACAATACTTCTGGAATCGTTTATGCCGTTGACCATTGGAAGGGCAGTGAGGAGCACCAACCTGTCGATGAAGAGAAGTTGTATCAGATGTTTCTTGACCAGATGGCTCCGTCCATGATGCAGGCTACGACCCAGTTGAACGTGCAGCCAATGACCTGCTTCCAAGCAACAAGCATGTAGGCAGTATGTGGGTAGTCTACCTATGAGAGCACTTGTTACCGGAGGAGCATTTAGGAACGTCTATGTTGGTTGTAGCATTTATAGGAACAAAAATCATGGTAGTAGCGCATACGATGTTTAGCTTTGTAGAACTGGTTCTTGCAAAAGTGGCACGTAAGTTGCATGGATTTATGTTTGCGTTGATGGACGGAATTACGAAGAAGTTCCAAGTTATCAAAGCGGTCGTTGTCTTTTGTACCGTCGATATGGTGCAGTTCGTATCCCTTGGGATGCACTTCACCTGTTTTGAGCCACCAAACAACATGATATCTAAGGGCATATCCTTCCGAATAACACCGTGGATAATCAGGTCTATAGACACGAAATCTTCCTCTATTGTCCGTGTATCCTTCATCCCAATGTTCGGGCGTCCAAGATTCAATATAAATGCGCTTGAAAGTTCCGTTTGGATTTCGCATAATCCGCAATATATAAGGGGTTCATAGGTATGTCAAGATGCTTAGTTTCTGGGGGTGCAGGATTTCTGGGCAGCCATGTCGTAGACCATCTCATCGCGGCAGGGCATGAAGTAGCGGTTATTGATGATCTATCAGGAGGGTTTCGTGAAAACATCCACTCGCAAGCGCGATTCTACCAAGGCTCGATCACGGACTCGGTCTTTGTTGAACAAGTCTTTAACGAATGTAAGTTCGACTTCGTTTACCACCTCGCAGCCTACGCTGCTGAGGGCCTCAGTCACTTTATCAGGAGCTTCAACTACCACAACAACGTCATCGGCTCCGTTAATCTTATCAACAGTTCCATACGTCATAGTGTCAAGTGCTTTGTCTTCACGTCGTCCATCGCGGTCTATGGGTCGGCGCAAGTCCCAATGACTGAGGACATGACGCCGGCTCCAGAAGACCCCTACGGAATAGCGAAGTATGCGGTGGAGATGGACTTAGCAGCGGCTCATCGTCAATTTGGTCTGCCTTACATCATTTTCAGGCCACACAACGTCTATGGAGAGCGACAGAACATTGGTGACCCATACCGCAATGTCATCGGTATCTGGATGAACCAGATTCTAAAGGGTGAGCCTTGCACTATTTTTGGCGATGGCCAGCAGACTCGTGCTTTTACACACATTTATGATGTAGCGCCGATTATTGCATGGGCGCACGAATTTCCTGCAGCTTACGGCCATGTATTCAATATTGGAGCTGATTTACCCATAACCGTAAATTACTTGTTTGAAATGGTTCAACGGGCTATGGATATTCCCGCAGAAAAGATTCATCTTCCAGAAAGAAAGGAAGTGAGACACGCTTTCAGCGAACATTCCAAGGTTCAATTCTTTTTTAATCCCAGGCCCTGGATTAGTTTAGAGAAAGGACTTCAAAAAATGGCGATATGGGTAAAACAGCATGGCTCGCGCCAGACCAAACCATTTGCCAATCTGGAGTTGGAGAATGGTCTTCCACCATCATGGACGAAGGCTCGCGAGCAGGTGCTTTCGTGAAACTCTACTACCCAATCGAGCGAATAATGACCGATGAAGAGATAGATGCCTATTTCAAAGAACGGGGAATCACGGGAATGCATATTACGTATATCCCCGCCACTCATCCTCGCCCTGAGCACGACAGTAAGGCTCCATTTGAGATTCCAGAAGGCCATCGGAGAGTGAAATCGTGAGGGTATTAGCGCCGACAGGGGTAGGAGACGTAGCGTGGGCTTTGCACAAAATCCAAGCCGTGCGCGACAAGCTAGACCCTGGTGGCCCTATTGACGTAACCCTGGTAGGCGGCAATGGCAAGATTGACTCTCGCGCTATGGATTTCGTTCGCAGGTTCAGCTTTGTCAACTCTGTCAACATGAAGCCGTACTCGCTGCACGCCTACGGACCACTGACGCATCCAGACGGAACATACAACTACATCGAGGATGGCGATTATACTTTTGAAGGAGAGCATTACATCGTTCTAATTCCCAATCGTAGCTTAGAACAAGGTATCCGTTTAGAGGACTGGCTGGCGCATTATCCTATTCGGTGGGACATCTTTCAGGACTTCCAAATCGACATCACAGAGCGGATTCGCGCCGCCGTTATACACGAAAAGATAGGGCGGGACTTCTGCGTATTCTATCCAGGGCCGCTCGCTGGCAACACCGTCGAAGGGCACAACCGAGGGCCAATCTGGACACCGCAGGAATGGGTGGAATTGGGCAAGCGTGCCAGTGAAGAGTTTGGCCTGCACATTGTAGTGGTTGGTGCTTCCTACGACCTGCCGTACTTCAACACTTTTTTGGAGCCATTGCTGAATGGGCAGTCTTACTGGACCAGCGTAATCGGCCAGACCAACCTAGGAGATTTGTGGGCGCTGACTGACCGCGCCAAATTCGTCATTTCCTATCAAGCGGGAGTGGGCATCATCAGCACGTATAGGAAGACTCCCACAGGCATTTTCTGGCGGCAACACGGAAACTCGATTAGCGGCCAACACTACCTGACCTTCGATGAGCGGATGGCAAGTGCTTGGGTTCCCCCTGCCATTCTCGAAAAAGGCACACATTTGCCACTTTACTACGGGAAATCTAGTGTAGACTCCATCCTGAAAGAAGTCCGTTCAAGAAACTGGATTTAGGAGGTCAAATGCTGTATCCACTGTTGGCTTTCCAACATCGTATCGGCTTTTTCGGCCATGAAGGCGGTATATGGGCCTTTATCGGGTTTCTGTTCATGGTTGTTGTTATCGCTATCCTGTTCAAGCTAATGAAACTGATATTGCCAGCGCTGGGCGTCACTTCGCCGTGGGATCAGGTCTGTTTCTGGGTAGCCGTACTGATTTGCGTCATCATGTTTGCTAACTATTCGTTTGGGTACTGGTTCTAAGCGCCGATGCGCCGGCTGCTCATACTTCTAGCTCTGTTGACACTTCCATCGGTAGCCAGTGCCCGTGAGGGGTGGCGCGACTGGTGCTGGAACGGTGCCAAGCGGGTCACGACCTCTGGCCTGAACAGCACAACTACCGTCCAAGCCACCACGGCAAGCTGCACTGTCACCATCTACGTCCACGGTGGGAGCACACTCGCCACAATCTATTCGGACAATAACGGAACGCCTCTCGCCAATCCTTTTACTGGCAGCAATCCCAATGGGCAATTCATCTGGTACGCAGACAATGGGCGCTACGATCAGACGATAAACGTCACTATCAACGGGGCATCGAACACCGTCACCATGTCCGATGTGCTGCTCTGCGACCCCTATGTGACAGGTTCCACATGCAACAATGGCGGGTCAACCACGGCGCACAACCTGCTCTCAACCACGCACCTTGACACCATTCCAGAATCTCCTCCTGTGCGCGGCGACCTAATCACAGGTCAGAATCAGACTTCGCCTACGGGTGTCAATCCTTCATGGGCAGCACTGCCACTTGGCACTGCTGGTCAAGTTCTACTATCCAATGGCCTTGACGCCTTGTGGGGCAATCTGGTGGCTGGAACCAACATCACCATTGTCAATTCAGGTTCTCCTTCGGGTTCAACCGTCACGATTAATTCTACTGGTGGAGGATCGGGTTGTACGCTTCCCGGTGTGACTGATACTGGAATCTTAACAGAGCATCCAGTAAGTACTTGTTACGATTCTTCTCGCGCCACATGGGACGATACGAATTTCAATCTGCAAATTGGTAGTGGTAGCAATGTTTTTACCGGAACAAACACCAAAAACTTTATCCTTGCTGGTTCAAACCATTTAACGGATGTTACCGATGCTAATGTCAACGGAGCCAGCAACACTATCACCTGCGATGCGAACACATTGGGAAGTTCTACCTGCGATCTTTTTATGATTGGTGGTGTTGCCAACACGGTTACGAATACAGGTGCCAGTAGTGCCGCATTTTCTACTCACATGTATGGTCGTCTAAATTCATTGACTGTCACTGGCGGAAGTAGTTCATCTACAATGATGTTTTTTATGCGTAGCAACACTGCTACAGCCGGTACTGGTGGAGATGTGGATGATTCAATTCTGATGGGTCTAGCCAATGACAGCCAAGCTAATGGCACTGGTTCAATAACCAGTTCATTGTTTGTTATTGGGGAAAATAATTCCGTTCATACAGTATCAGGTGGAGATTTAGAAGATAACTTCATTTTAGGAGAGAATAACTCCATGTCAGCAAATGCTGCTGCCAGCGGTGGTGGTTTTATGACAGAAATTGGATTCAACCACACCATTTTCACTTCCACTGGCGGTGTGCAGATGAACTATGGAACGGCCATTGGTCATGCAAATAGCAACAGTGATGGTTCCGGCGCGACATCCACCATGACTGATTTCATCATGGTTGGTCATTCCCTTCATCTTGTAAATTGCACGGATTGTTTCTCGATGGGCAAGAACATCGACCAAGCAGGAATTAACAATACGCTTTGGCTAGGCATGTCTGCCAGCGATGTTGGCCTCGTTATTACCAATAGCGGTGGCACTCACGACAACGTTCGCCGCACGCCAATGGTATTTGCTTCTCTCCCTGCTTGCGCCGCTGGAACAGAAGGCTCATTTGCATCAATTACAGATTCCTCAACTAACACATGGGGTGCTACCATCACGGGCAGTAGCGGGAGTCACGTATTAGGTTATTGCGATGGTACGAATTGGACTGTCGCAGGAAAGTAGGTTTTATGTACGACGAACGAGACAAGTCATATGCCAGTGAAGCTGCGAATCTCCGCATCTTCGGCGCAACGCGGCTGCATTGCGACTCTTACCGCGATGACATGTTGGATGAAGAAGGCTACTACGCAACAGGTGGCGGGTTGACGGAGCGCCGTTTGGGACGCGGCGACGTGAACGAATCGCAGTCCAAGCTGTTCAATGAACGGCTGCGGGCTGGCCACGAGCATCTGAGGCGCTAATGCCGCGCTACGGACTGCCCAACCCGACGAAGCCCGTTACCAGCCTGTCTAAAGGCTCGCGCCAAGACATCAAGCTGACCAATCCCGCTTCCTCTAAGAGCGGTTTTGCAGCGTCCAGCAAGCCTCCCAAAGTAACGCCCGACTACGGCTATGTGCCGCACAAGATGGGAGCCAAGACCTTAAAGGGCAAGTCTCCCAGCAAGACAGTCATGGGGAAATGACATGGCCAAATGGATACAGGCAGCCCGCGAAAAGATGGAGGAAAAGGGGTCAGTCGGCTCCTTCGGGAAGGCCACCGCGAAGCACATTGCCTCCGCTAAAAAAGAGGGTGGCGTTGAAAAGAAAAAGGCCGTCTTTGCCCAGAACATGAAAAAGATTGCACAGAAACACAAGTCGGGCGGGGAGAAGAAGTAATGCCCTACGACGAGGTGATGCATAAATACAAGGAGGGAGAACTTCATAGCGGTTCCAAGTCTGGCCCGAAGGTTGGTAATCGAAAACAAGCAATCGCTATTATGCTCAGCGAGAAACGTGCTGCCAAGGGTGGCAAGAGCGAGTACAAAAGTAAGAAGGAAAGTAAACGGAGCGGCAAATGAGCTGGGATGGTTTCCTGAAGTCTATGGAAACAGATGGTGGCAAGCTGATAGTGCTCCTATTTATGCTGCTCTTTTTGGCTGGAATTGCTCTGTTGTTGTTGATTACTGGACATACCCCACAGGAGGCAGGCCGTCAGATGTTGGTTGGGGCTATATCATCGCTATTGGGAATTTTGTACGGGTATCTCAAATCATCAGGACCGACTAAGTGAATGGCCACACAAGCGCTGCCCTACGCATATATAACTCTGAGCCAGTTGAGGCAGCAAATAGCGAACCGCCTCTACGACCCATCTATGGTGTTCTGGAGTTCAGCAGAGCTTACGGCATACGCAGCGGAAGCCTTGCAAACATGGAATGCGTTAACAGGGAACTGGAGAGGGGATTTTGTCTTTCCGTCATCGCAGGGCGTTATCTGGTACGATATTCCGAGCCTGACGAACACGCTTCGCCCCTACACGGTTACTGATACCGCCATCTACAACGAGATTCTGTACCACCTGCTAGAACCCATCACAGGGCCAGTTTCGCTGCAATATACTACCGACGACATTGTAAACGCAGTCCAGCGGAGGCGCGATGAACTCCTTTCAATCACTTCCTGCACACAAACGGTTACCACGGTGGGTGCGGTTGCTGGAAGAATCACCCTCTCCGACTCAGTTATTGACGTTCGTAGAATGGCATATCTCCCGACTGAATCTATCCAGACGGGAGTTGGCTATGGTACGGGAAGGTATGGGTTTGGCCTTTACGGGAAGTCAGCGAAAGCAAGAATAGACATTCCCAAGCCTTCGGTCCTCTGGCCGGAAGACACATGGGCGGAGCAGTCCTACGACGCGACATACACGCTAAATCCAGCAGGCAAACCCAACACTCCTCTGACCTACCTGATGAGCACGCAGCCGCCGCTGTCTTTCGATACCAATGCACCACCAGCTTTTGGTGGTTCCTACGAACTACTCACGGTAAACGCAGGTGGGACTCTTTCTTTCACCGTGCCTTCGCTTTTCACCATCCCAGACGATTGGACGCATGTCATCAAGTGGGGTGCTCTGGCTGACCTCTTTGGCAGGGCATCAAACGCCACCGACCCGCTACGCCAGCAATACTGCGAGAAACGCTATGAGATGGGTTGTGCGCTCTTGGCGCAGGCTCCGTCGCTGCTGGCCATGAGAATCAACAATGTGCCTGCTCAGGTGTCTTCGGTGCGCGGAGCTGACCTCTACAACACCTCTTGGGAAGGGGCAGACCAGAGTGCTCCGAGGCAGGTCTACCATTCAGGATTAAACCTATTGGCGCTGTCTCCGACTCCCGATGCGGGTGTAAACAGCGTACCTTACGACTGCACAGCGACAGTGGTTGAGAATGCGCCGATACCAGTACTAGATGCGGATTTGGTTCAGATTAGCAGGGACGATCTGGACGCTCTGATTGACTATGCAGTGCATCTGGCGGCTGTGAAGATGGGCGGCCAAGAATTTATCTCCACAATGCCGTTGTTCCAGAACTTCCAGCAACAGGCTGCACTCTACAACCGTAAATTGCTAGAGAATGCCGAGTACAATTCCATTCTGAGATGGGTCAGCAACATGGAAGCGAGCCAGAATCCAGCCCAGCAGCCTGAAGAGGTTAAGCAATAATGGCTTACGGCGCTGACTTTAAATACCTATTTGGGCGTGGGTCGTTTGAGCGGCCAAAAGAGGGATGGCGTTTTCACTTCAAGGGCATGAAGACCAATGCCGCGCCAGACTCTCTGCCTCCAGGGAAGCACCCGATTGCCGTCAACATCAGGGCGGTGAATGACAATTCTGTGGAAACTCGTCCTGGTACTGGTCCACAGGTGTTTGCTACCCACGCTCTGCCTGTCACGGACTTGCGTAGCTACACCGTCCTAGGAACTGACAATCTTCCACGAACTCTAGCCAGAGATTCAGACGACACGATTTGGCTGGATGACAGTACGCAGGTAGGAACGTTGGCGGCTGGGGGGCTAGGCGCGACGATGATTCCCTTTCGTCCCAGCCAGTCTCCTGACCCGTACATGTACATCGCCAACGCGGCGGATTACCAGAAATTCTCAGCTCCCGACCCTACGGTTGTGGCTTCCAAGGTCGGTATTGCCGAGCCACAAGACTCTTGTGAAGCGGCGCAGATTGCCCAACAGTTTACTGAAGTGCTGTCTCCAGGGGGAACATGGAATACGGCTGGCACGGCTTCGGCTTGGTCTTCCGGTGACCGCTCAACGGACATCGTAGTTACGGCTTTAAACGACCCTGTAAGCCCTTTTAAGGAAGGCGGAATCCACGGGGCCACTCCCCCTCGCTGGTCGGTGCAAGTCTCGCCTACGGTTCAGTATCAGCGCGGGGAGATAGTTTACTTCAATGGCTCTCCGGCTCTTATCACTATCGTAGAAGAAGTGATTGCGCCGCTGTCCATCTCCATGACCGTGCAGGCGATCTACTACAAGTCTGGCCCTCCAGGAGTGGCGGTTGTGGTGTTGCAAGGCATCACTTCACCAGGGAAATCGACTCCACAGGACAACCAATCTGGCGTCATTCTCAACAATATCGATGTGATTGCCCAGTTAGTGCGCGGGGCGCTGGTTAGCATAGGTGGCGAGACTACCTTCGTTCGGTCTGTTACTTCCGGTCCAGACAATCAGATTTGCATTGAATGCTTCCTGAACAACACGCACATCGTAGGTGAAATTGTCATCGGGCTTCCCACCATCATCGTCAACGACGTGCAGAACGCCACCAGCGTAATAGCTGGTACGCCTATCATTGGTGACCAAGGAAATGTAGAGAACTTCACGGTAGGGGCGGGGGTGGGAACTCTCACGACGGGGCCAGCAGGCGGTGGGCCTACAGGAACCATCATCGCCAATGCCACATCGAGCCTGAATGGCTGGGGACCAAACGCCCATGTAGGTGCCTATGAAATGGGTACGGCACAAGCCTTTAACTGGGGATTAGACCCTTCCACCACGTCTGGTTACACCAACCCAAATAACGTAGGCGATGGCAATACCACTACCTTTGCCGATGCTACAGGCCAGCATACCCATACTTATTACGGTTCTATCTGGGGATTCACTGCTGGCGTTGCACAGTCGAACATGGTGCTAAACATCAATTCCAGAGTTCTGGCTAACGGCGATGATGGATTTACAGTCACCAAACGTTCCGCAGGCATCTGGTATTCGCTCGACAATTCAGTGACGTGGAACCAGATTTACAATATGGGGCCGGAGTTGCCTTCTCCTCAACCATTGTCCCGCCCCCAACAGTGGGATTCCGTTCCTTTACCAGCCAATCAGGACATTACCCAAGTGCAGGTGATGGCTTTCACCGATTCGCATGATGACATGGTTCATTACGTCTATGAAATCAACATCTCGGTGGGGGCGGCTTCCATCGGTGTAGATACCGGAGCCTATCAGGAAGACGACTATCTGCACTTTTCAGTGCTTGCGGATGACCCTACAAACCTGATTGAACTGAAGCTGCAATTTGATGTGGCTGACGGAACATTTCTCGACAACTACTACTACACTTCAGTCAGGCCATCGGACCTCGTGCCTGTCACGGCCAACACCGTGTCTCAGTTAGGTGCCATTCAGTCTATCGTCTCGCAGACGCAGACAAACCAAGAGGCTCAGGCTGTAGGTCTGAACATCTCCAATCCTAGCGTGGCAGGGGATGGGCAATGGACGGAGATTTGGATACCCATTAGCGAACTGACTCGTATCGGCGGCGACCAGACCAAGACTCTAGCTAACATCAATTCCGTGCAGATTGTAGTCAATGCGTTGGCTACTATCAGGGTAGCGGTTTCTTCGATAGCCTTCGTAGGCGGTGGCCAGCCTGACGTGGGGCAGATTGGTGAGCCTTACCGCTATCGTGTTCGTCCTCGTTCTTCTGTAACTGGAGCGATTGGCAACCCATCTCCTGATATGCGTTATGGCGTTTCAGCGGTGCGCCAGCCAGTACAGATTGACCTGCCCTCGGCGGCTTACGATACGCAGATTGACAGGTGGGACATCTTTCGGTTTGGTGGTTCGATTACTTCGTGGCGCTTCTTGGGTTCCGTCGATGTCAGTCACACTTCATTTGAGGACAACTACTTCGATGATGCAGCGGAAGTTGGAGAGGTTCTGGACTTCGACAACTTCGAGCCTTGGCCGTCCATCGACCTTCCGCTCAACGCTACAGCCACAACCATCGTAGGAACGGAAGCGGAAGTAGTCATTCCCAGTCCGACTCTGGTACTCCGTTACTTGCCGGGGAACATTGTCAACCTTGGAGGCCAATCGTCCTACACGCTTAGGAAACGTCCTACTCTTATCAGTGGAACAACTTATCTCTTTGAGTTTGATGAATGTACAGTTGGATTCAACCAAGGCACCATCAGCGACAATGGCCAAGTCTCCATCTACGAACCAGCCTTAGCCAGACAGTTCCTGCCCTATATGTGGGGGCCGGATGTGAATGGAACGGTCTTTGCCGTGGGCGACCCGTTAAGACCTGGCACCATCTACACAGCCAAACCCAGCAATCCCGATTCAGCACCGGATTCCTACAATCAGGAACTGACTTCTCCGGCAGAGCCTTTGCTTGGTGGAGAGGTGCTGGACGGGCTTTCTTTCGTTGGTTCGAGCGAACGCTGGTGGGCGCTGTACCCGCAACTAAACAATCCAGAGCAGCGCTACAATCCCGTGCAACAGCCCCTTCCAAGAGGGTTGGCGGCTCCGTGGGGTCATGCTACAGACGGCCAGCAAATCTACTGGTGGGCCAAGGATGGTATCTGGGCGTCCAGAGAAGGCTCTCTCACTGACGACGATCTCTACAACATCTTTCCCCATGAAGGCGTGGATGGAGTGGCAGTTAGCTATGGACCCCCGGTCTTGGGGCGTACTGTTCAACCACCCGACTATTCACGGGCCGGAACGTTTCGTCTCGTTTACGACAACTACTACCTATACGCCATTTACCAAGATTCTACCGGAACCTACGACATGCTCGTGTACGACATCCGGCGCAAAGCATGGAGCGTAGACGTATATCCCAATCCAATCTCAGCGATGTATGCGTCAGAGCAGCAATCAGGCACCTTGCAGACGGCAGGCACGCCTTACGCCGAGTTGTTGATGGCAGATACGGCAGGACTTGTTTACTCGCAGACTCCGTTTGCCAACGATAATGGGACTCCAATCACACCCACCATTGCTACTAACGAGTTTGATGGTGGAGACTTGCGAGCGCCGAAACAGTGGGGAGATTACTTCATTGATTCGCTGTCTGCTTCCGCTGCTGGCATCTCCGTTCAGCCGATGTCTCTGGGCGCTCCCGTAGCTCCTGCCACTACCATTCCCAATGGTGCTGGGCGGCAACAGACTCCGCTAAGTGTCAGTGGGGTAGTTGTTTCGCAGTTCATGGGCCTCTTCCTTACCTGGACAGACGATTTCAGCGTACAGGTAAATCCCACGCGGTTGCATATCTGGGACATCAGTTTTCAGGTTCAGCCAGCCCGCACGATTGCTTGGACTACCTTTGGCACATCCTTTGGCATGGACGGCTACTGCCATATCAGGGAAGTGGTTCTGGCTTTCGTCTCGACCGCTGACATTACACTCACTATTACCAGCTACGATGGGCAATCGCCGCTGCCAATCACCATCCCATCAAGCGCAGGTCAGTATCAGAAGGTGTTGTTTCCTGTCTCGGCAAATAAGGGACAGCTCTATCGTTTCCAGATGACTTGCACCGAGTCCTTTCAAATATTCAATGAGGACATGGAAGTGAGGGTCGGGGGCTGGTCGCGGCAGACGCCCTATTCGCACATGAAGTCTTTCAGCGGAGATGTAGTCAGTCCTGCTACGATTTGAGGGTTTTATGGCAGAAGCGAGATGGTATCCGAGCACCCAACAATTAGGCAATCCAGACGAACTGGAACGCACCTTACGTGAAGTCCTGCGGCTGCACTATTCGCTAGTTGACCGCCACGAAGAGTTGCTGAAACAAGTCAGTACCTTAAAGACTCCACCCAAGCCCAAATGAGCGATTCCGCTTCCAAGACGAAGATATTAGGGCTTCCGGTATTTCCGTCCGATACCAGCCAACTCGCTTCTGGCTCCATTCTTACCTACGACTTGGCCAATAGGCAGTTCAAGTTCATACCAGGTGGCGGAGTTGCGGGTGTCAGCAGCCTGAACGGTTTAACGGGCGCACTAACTCTTGTAGCAGGGACCAACATCAGTCTGGCTATAGGCGCATCGACTATCACCATTTCAGCGTCTGGCGGCGGTGGTGGCACTGGTACGGTTACCTCAATAGGATTGGCTGTACCAGGGGAGTTGAACGTAACTGGTAGCCCCGTCACCACGGCTGGAACGATAACCATAGGAAAGGCTACACAGACCGCTAATACGGTATGGGCAGGACCGACTCTTGGCGCAGCGGCGCAACCTACGTTCAGAGCTTTAGTCTCTGCCGATATTCCTGGTGGCGCTGCCACTTTTGCCGATGAAGAAATACCTTCAGGCGGCACTCCTGGCACGTCGTTTTCGTTGGCAAACGCGCCTAATCCGGTTAAGTCATTGCTTTTATTCTGGAATGGATTGTTACAGAAACCGGGAGGAGTGGACTATACTCTCGCAGGAACTGCTATTACTACGGTAAATACGATAGGAGCAGGAGACAGCTTCCTGGCATGGTACAGGTTCTAATCATCGCTCTATTGCTTCTGTTTCCCTGTAGTCTGTGGGCGCAGACCAAGATAGACCTGACCACGCAGGTCAAGAGTTCCACGCTTACCACTAACACCATTCCCAAGTGGACAGGTTCGACAGGATTCGGAAACGGTTGTGTACTCGACGATGGAACCCATGCGGTGCGTTGCGATGCAGGATTCGATGTCAATTCGTTGGGTGCTTATATCTTCTGGGCAGTAAATAATACCGTAACAGGGACCACAGTCAATAAGATGGCCTGTGACGATGGGACTGGAAAAGTAATCATCTGCCCTTCCGCTTCATCGACCACCAACGACCCTTTGGGCGTAGCAGTAGCGGCAGATGGAGCCACGCCGGGAACCAGCGGAAGTACGGGCATCTGCATTATTGGGTTTTGCTCCGTCATCATGGACAACTCAGCTACGGCTGGTCACTATGCCCAATCCAGCAGCACTGTAAATGGTGACTTGAGCGATGTTGGTGCTACGATTCCCACTAATGGACAATCTTATTGGCGCATCTTCACAGGGAACTCTGGTGCTGGCACGGCAGCGGTATTCCGCAATCTGACGCCTAGTGAGTTAAACGCATCCGGTGTTAGCGGTGGCAACGGTAAGAGTATTCAGATTCAAATAAATGGTACAGCGATAACCAAACCCATCGCCAATCTGGTTAATGGAACTGGGATAACCTTCGCTACGGGAAATTCAGGAAACACTACGACAATTACTCCTACAGTCAGTCTTTCTGCACTGACATTCCCTGAAGTGAAAATCATTCCAGCGGCTAATTGTCCTAATGCAACGCCTGGAAGCGGTTGGAGTTATGCATCTTCCACATGGACGGCTGCTTGTCGTGCAGGTACGAATAACTTAGGTGGTGCGCTTCAGCTTATCCCTTCCACGGGAGGAGCAGCACAGTTCCGTTTCGAGATTCCCGCCGACTGGGATTCCGCTTCACAGCCTTTCATTCGCATTGAGTACGCTTCTGGAGCCAATACTTCCGGCACGGTGATTTGGACGGTAGCGAGTGCTTGTACCAAAGCCGATGGTTCGATAACTGACGACCCTTCCTTTGTTGCTGAATCGGCATTTGGTACACAGACGATGGCTACGGCAAACAGAGCATGGTCACAGACTGGACAGTTCACGGCAATAACCAGCGGGAACAACTGTGTAGGAGGCGGTGGTTTAGTCATCAAACTCACTCTTTCTGGCACAGCAGCGAGTGCTATCAACGCATACCAAGCGGTTATTACAACCCAGAGGCTTCCAGTAGTGCAGGCTAATTGATGAAAACACTCATTCTCATTGCTGCCATTTTTCTTTGTGCGAGTTTAGTTTGCGCGACGGAGCCAGTTGCCACTTGCAAAGGCAGCACAACGGGTGGAACGTCTATAAATTGCTCAACCACAATTACTCCTGGTGCATCGGGCCATAGATTCATCGCCACGGTGACAGGGTTTGGAAACCTAGCCAGCATTGCTTTTTCAATGTCCAATACGGCTGGAAGTACATGGTCAAAACTTGTTCAGCAAAACACCACTGGAGGCACTGGCTACAGTATTCAACTCTTTTGTGCTCAGGTAAATTCAGTTGCTGCCCAGACTTTTACAGGAAGTACAAATCAAGCTTCAAACGTATTAACGGTCAATGTTATAGAGTACGCTACATTGACAAGTTGTACCGTTGATAATTCACAAACAAACGGAAACTGGGGAATGAGTACGGGAGTAACTTCCGTCACTGGCGGTAATGTAACGACGACACAAGGTGATCGAGTAATTAGCGCTATTATGACGGTATCTCTAACTGACACCAGTGTGAACAGTGTTGGAAGCGGATATACAAAGCAGTTGAGCAATCAGATCAATGCAACAGGAGTTGGTGGAGGCATTCAATCAAACGAGATAGAGGACCAGTGGGGAACGGGAACATTTGCATCAGCTTGGACAAATAACGTCACGACAGGCAGTTCATTTACTTGTCCGTCTGATGGCTTGACCGGACAACTATGCTGGGTCATTGAAATTGTGCTTATTCCAGCGAATAATCCCAATCCAGTACAAGCATTTCCATATATTGCTAAATTTGATGTACCCAGCAAAAAGATTCCTTGGGACAATCGCAAGAGAAAATTGGAGATTGCTAGAATATGATGATTGTCAGCGCACCCAAGCCCACTGACGTGCGACAGAAGCAGCGTGAATACCGCCTTGAGATTGCTATGTGGTTCATTCTTTCCATTCAAATCCTTGAATTGCTGGCTTTGGCTTTACTGGTGCGGCGATGACCAATTCCATCCAACGCGACCCGCAAGGACCGGATTGGCCGTTAGGATTTGTAGGCGTCGTCACTCCTGGCACTCCTGTAGGCTTTATGTCCGTCGTAGACCCCACATCGGACAATGCTCCTGAAACTGCTACCAGTCCAACCAACTACGCTTATACCGTCAGAGCCGAAGAAATCATGGTGCAGGCGTTCAAGCCAGCCTCGGCGGGAACGCAGCTAAACATTGGGAACATCTACATCGTTCGGCGTGGAAACGGTGGGGGGTCAGGGAACCGCTCCGACACAGGCAGCATTGTCGCTACGCTTGTTCCCGGCCAGACTCTTTTCTTCACAGCGGCTGCGGTCAACCGCAACGTCTGGAGTCCTTATCGCTACTCGATTGACGCTGACTTTGCTGGCGACGGGGCGTTTATTACCCTGATTGTGCAGTAATGCCATTACCTGGACTAGTCGGTTGGTGGCAGTTGCTAGACGGTTCAGGAACAATAGCGACCGATTCTTCTGGCAATGGAAACAATGGCAATCTGGTAGGAAGCCCGACTTGGATTACTACAGGGCCAAACGGCGGTGGGTTATCCTTCCGTGGCGGGACTTTCACAGACTCAGTTCGCATCCCTCGCGCACCAGTACTAGAACCAGCAGCCTTTACCGTGTCTGCGTGGATTAAAGGTCCACAAGCGCAAGACCATATACGGCAGTCCGTTTTTGGAAAGGCGTTCGACAACGATAATACCGTCCCGTTTCAGAGCTATCAGTTGGCCGTAAACAACGGAGGTCCAGGAGATGCTTCGTTGTTTGTGTTTGGTTCACCTGGAAGTGTCAACGAAATAGTTGCTGCAAATACGGTATCGGATAATTTAGTCTGGCAGAACTTTGTTGGAACCTATGATCCTGCTGGTGGTAATCCTGAGCAGAGATTCTACCTGGACGGAAGCGTTATCGGCATTAATGGCCTCACTTTCCCGGTTGTTTATGACACTACTCCTGCAGGAGATTTATACATAGCAGCCAATTCTGATTTGAGTGTTTTGAACAAGACTTACCAAGGCTCTGTAACCGATGTGCAGGTTTACAATCGGGCATTGAGCGCGGAAGAGGTGGGAACCATTTACGGAATCTCCAAAGTATCCATATTGCGCGGGTCGCATGGCGGTTCTCGCATGACACCGCCCTACAATCCATGATATGAAAGGCACAATGAGACGTTTACTGTTAGTTCTAGTCCTGCTGCTAATCGCACCAAGCGCTTGGGCTTCTAACTGGTTTGTGCGCTCGTCCACCACCTGCGCCAACAATGGCAACGGCACTTCTGCGCTTTGTGCATCCTCTCCTGGCGGGGCTGGCGGGTGGAAGGGATTCTCCAATATCAACTGGGGTGCTATCCACGGCGGCGACACGCTGTTCCTAGTACCTGGTGACACTTACGCAGAACAACTAACCATCGGGGCTTCAGGTTCTAGCGGAAATCTCATTACCATCAGCAAGAGCGGCGGAGGTACTGCCATTATAGATGGCGGCAACTCGCGAACTGGAATCAGTTTCAATGGTCAATCCTTTGTAACTGTAGATGGTCTAATAGGTAACGCAGCCTTCGGCGGCAGCCAAACCTACGGAATCAAGATCATCAACATTGGTTTACCGAATTACTGTGCCTACATAAATAACGCAGAACAGCATGTAAAGTTTCTTCACGTTGAATGCTCCGGCAACGGGCAAAACACGGACAACGCGCATCTCAACGCCCCTCCATCTCCTGACGATAATCGTGGCGGAGTTTTCGGCGGCGGTGGTGCTCATTTTGTTGAGGTTGCCTACAACTGGTTCCATACACAGATGGCGCAATACAACATCTCCAGTTGCAGCATTTCAGGAACTACCTATACCTGCACGGTCACGACTACCATCACTGATACTCATTGGACCTCTCCATCAGTGCCCTTTGCCAGCATTGGACTCTACGGAAACACGGGTGTTAACGGTCACTGTGGCCTGATTAGCGTTAGTGGAAACACGTTTACTTGCGAGGGAGGCGGCTCTGGTACAGGTACTGGTGGCATAGCAGTCATGGAGTGGGCGGCTACGGCGGTCACGGGGTTTTTCGCTACGGGAAGTACGAATTACAACGACAACACAACCCACGATAACTTCGCCTACGGCGTTTTTAACGACGGTTTTCGTGCTAATGGCAACGCGCAAATCTACCACAATGAAGCCCAAGCGGGTATGGGTTCAGGCCACAGTGATGCGACTCTGGCTCAATCCGCTCTTTACGTAGAAATATCCAGCAATTATGTGCATGATTGGAACGACCAGAACTGCTACTTGGATAACCTATCCCCTGCGTCCAGAGGGCACATTCGCATCTACAACAATATCTGGAACTCACCTATGGGATTTGGTGGTTGCAACATTGATCCAGAGGGTACTTCGGCCAATTGGGACGACATCGTAATGATAAACAATACGTCCTACGCATCACGGGACTACGTTGTTCACTACGGAAACCAGGGCGGTACGGTAACGAATTTCGTGTATATGAATAACATTTCGCGTGTGTCTGGATCGCAAGGCAGCCCGCCGTGGGGCGCAGGTGGTGGCATTGCTTTTGCTACCACAGGCGACCCGTTTGATTACAACGTTTATTCTCCAACACTTGGCGTGCAGTTCCCTATCATTGCAAACTACAGTGGAGGGAATAAGACGATAGCGCAGTTACGATTGCTCTCTCCACAGCGCGAAGTGAATGGCAACACTTGCGATGTTACTTACATTGGTGGAGCGCTGCCTACGGGTGCGACTCCAGCAGGTACGGACAATTGCGCCAAGGGTAAGGGAGCAAATCTGTCGGCAACCTACCCGTTCGCTAATACAGATTTCAATGGCACCATTCGTGGTACTACTTGGGATACAGGAGCTATTTCAGCAGGAGCAGCGGTAACTCCGCCCAACGCTCCAACTGGGCTTACTGCTTCGGCTTCCGGTTCCACCGTAACTCTGAATTGGACAGCAAGCAGCGGTTCTCCTATCCCCACCGCCTACACACTCTATCGCGGCACGGTTCACAACGGGCCGTACACACTCATCAAGACCGCCATGACCAGCACATCCACCACCGACACGGTGGCTAATGGAACCTATTTTTATGTGGTCACGGCGTATGTCGGGGGAATCATCAGCACCATCAGTGGAAATAGTTCTGTTGCCACCGTCACTTGCATGTCTGCTTGCCCCAGTTTCGCTACAGGGACAGCCTTCACCATCGCAGGAGATTCTACCTCTAGCTTCAACGGAACCTTTACATCCACAGGACAGCCGACTTCTAGCACTTTCACTTTTAATAGCTCTACGAACTCCATTGGTAGTGGTGGTGGGGTATGGCCTACGAATCAGGAAAGTGCAAGGTCGAATGAAGCCTCTGTAGTGGTGGGAGCGGCGATTACCGTGTCCGCCGCACCGTCAGCACTGACCTTTTCTTCCTTCACGATAGGCACGTCCAGCCCCTCGCAGAACGTGACCATGACCAATACTTCTGGGGCTGGGAATACAGTGACTTTCACGTTAGTGGCATTTAGCGGGACCAATCCAGGGGACTTCTCGCGTACCACTAATTGCACTACTTTAACCACAACAGGACAGCAATGCACAACTCAGGTTACTTTTACTCCAACGGCGGCAGGTGCTCGTTCCGCTATTTTAGGTTTCTCTGACAATGCTGCTGGTTCCCCACAGCAAATTCCTGTGAGTGGTACGGGCGTATCGGCGGCACCAGGAGTTAGTCTAAATCCCACCAGCCTAAACTTTGGCGATCAGACGCTTTCCACTACTTCCACTACGCGGAGCATCATCCTGACCAATACAGGTTCTGGAACGCTCACGATTTCATCGGTGGTGGCTTCTGGAGACTTTGCGGTGGTGACGGTTCCGGTAACGAATTGCGGCGGGACGCTGGCTTCGCTCGCCACTTGCTCGCTGAACGTTACGTTCACTCCCACCGCTACAGGGGGAAGGGTTGGCGCTGTTACCATCACAGATAACGCTGCTGGAAACCCACATGTCGCTAATCTGTCTGGAAACGGAATCAACACCAAGTGCCAGATGACGGGGAACGTAACCCTTAGTGGCATAGCCACCATTTGTCAATAAGGATTTTGATGGACACTCTATGGTTATGAGACGTACAGTACCGCAAGGAGAAATGTCGTGCCACCGCGCATCCCAGTGATAGGAAGGCAGTTTGGGCGTTGGACAATCCTTTCTTTTCGATGGGATAAGTCCCAAAAACGTTCTTTCTTGTTTTGCCGATGCCTATGCGGGACTGAAAGAGAAGTTGCTAGAAGTAGTGTAATTAGTGGCCTTTCTGTCAGTTGTGGGTGCTATAAGCAGGAACAAACCATAAAACTTAGACGGAAGCATGGAGAAGGCGACTGGCGGCACAAGAATATAACCGTCGAATACAAACTATGGAAAGGCATACGCCAGAGATGCCTTAATCCAAACTCTAAGGTCTATCCATATTATGGTGGCCGTGGTATAGCCATTTGCGACCGCTGGCAGGATTACGAGAATTTCTTGGCTGATATGGGACGGAGACCTTCACCGGACCTGACCATAGATAGAATAGACAATAGTTTGGGGTATTCTCCAGAGAATTGCCGGTGGGCAACAAGAAAAGAACAATCCCAGAATCAGCGGCCAAGACGTACTGGTTATCATCGGAGGCCCAAACTTGCCTAGTACACCGACACCTATATTGGGGTTAATCGTTCCGACAATTGGTGGAGATAGTAATATTTGGGGTCAGGAATTAAACACCAACCTGCAAACCATTGACCTTGTTGGGGCTACAGCTATTTTCTCAGTTTCATCGAACTACACCGCCACCATCAGCAAGTCTCCTCTGACCCTAATCAAAGTAACTACTTCCGGTTTGACTATCAACATCACCATGCCAGACCCAGCTACCAACACTGGAAAACAGTACAACATCAAGAAGATGGATGCGGGTGCCGGCATTGTCAACGTCATTGCAACCATAGACTTACAGACTTCCTGGCAGCTAACCAACCAGTTTCAATGCCTGGGCATAACTTCAAATGGAGTAACTTATGACGTCGTGTCTGTTGCGTAGGCTGGCTTTCGTTTTACTTTTGCCGTCTATCGCTTTTGCTCAAGGGAACAGCGGCAAAACAACGCTTATTCAATCGTCTCTGCAGCCTCTTCCGAATTGCTCTCCTGCAACACAAGGGATTCAGGAGCCAATGATTTGGGACATAACCGCACAGTTACTGAAGACTTGCGGGCCTACGGCTAATACCTGGACGGCGGTGGGCAGTGGAGGAGGAGGTGGTGGAGGTACTGTTACTAATTTTAGCATTGCTGGTAGCACTAGTCCTTACTTTTCTGCTGCGGTCACTTCGCCCACCTCGACCCCCCTTCTGACCTTCACAGTTACCTCACAGTCCGCTAACACGGTGGCGGCAGGGCCGGCAGGTGGAGGAGCGGTGGCACCAACCTTCCGTGCTCTCGTAGCAGCGGATATTCCTCCGATTAGCTTGGTAACAGGGGTTACGGGGAATCTGCCTGTTACGAATTTGAACTCAGGGACGAGCGCAGGCCCAACCACATTCTGGGCAGGGGATGGGACATGGAAAATACCGGGAGGGTCTGGTTCAGTTTTTTCAATCGCTACCACTTCGCCAATCTTAGGCGGCACGATCACCACTACAGGCACCATTTCTTGCCCGACTTGCACCACGTCTGCTTCTGCCCTTACCGCCAACCGAATCCTTTTAGGTAATGCGTTACAGGCCATTACCACGGTAGCTTCACTTGGCAGCACGACCACCGTTCTTCATGGCAATGCAGGCGGCGCTCCGACGTTTGGCGCAGTGGCTCTGACTACCGACATTACTGGGAATCTTCCTGTTACCAACCTAAACAGCGGCACAGGGGCTAGTGGAGCGACGTTCTGGCGCGGCGATGGGACGTGGGCAGCTCCTCCGGGGTCGGGTACGGTTATGAACATTGTGTTTAGTTCTCCGCTAACGGGCGGAACGATCACAACGACAGGAACAGTGGGGTGTGCAACATGCGTAACCAGCGCAGCAAGTCTAACCGCAAACGCCGTAATAGTCGGAAGCGGAAGTCAAGGAAGCCAAGCACTAGCGAGCCTCGGAACAACAACGACACTGCTACATGGGAACGCGGCTGGTCTGCCTACTTTTGGAGCAGTCTCCTTATCGGCAGACGTGACGGGGAACCTTCCTGTCACAAACCTCAATTCAGGAACGTCGGCATCTAGCTCAACTTTCTGGCGCGGAGATGGCACATGGGCAACACCAGCGGGGAGTGGCAACGTAACAGCAGCGGGGACGTTGACCATCAACCAGATAGTATTGGGTGGGAACACGACTGCGGTCAGCACTCTCGGTAGCCTAGGTACAACTACACAAGTCTTGCACGGCAATGCTGGCGGGGCACCTAGTTTCGCGGCAGTGTCCCTGTCAGCGGACGTAACTGGCAACCTCCCGGTTACGAATCTGAATAGCGGAACGGCTGCGTCCAGCAGCACCTTCTGGAGAGGCGATGGAACATGGGCAGCACCTCCGGCGACAGGGATTACTTCACTGAACAGCCTGACTGGAACAGCGCAGACTTTTGCGACTGGTACAACGGGCGCAGACTTCAATATCTCATCCAGCGGAACTACGCATACCTTCAACATTCCGTCAGCGTCAACAGCAAACCGTGGGTTGATGACGATAGCGGCCCAATCCTTTTTGGGTGCAAAGACGTTCACTCTAGGCACCATTACAAGCGCGGCTAGTCCTATCGCTTCAACAGCGACATGGAATAGTGGAGCAACAACGTTTGATGGCTGGACAGAGGATGTAACAGATACTGCTTCAGCGGCTGGCTCGTTCCTGATGCGTCTTCGCGTAGGTGGGACTTCTCAGTTTTCGGTGAACAAGAGCGGTGTGGTGACCGCACTCGGTGCCCTGACGGCAGTGAGCTTGACATCGAATGGCGCTGGTAGCGGTAAACTCGCGCTCACCGCTTCCGGTGGTGGTACATTCGGCTGGCAGGCTCCTGCCGTTGTTTCTAGCTATACATGGACAGTTCCTGGTGCCGATGCGGCTGGCATTGTTCAATCGGATGGCGCAGGCGTACTCAGCGTCAATACAGCCATTCGTCAGGGAACGCCTTCAGTCAATTCTGGATTTGGCACTAGTCCAAGTTGCAGTCCTTGCGTTAATCCTTTGGCTTTCACGGTAACGGTTGGTTCTGCACCAGGAAACAGCGGCGTGCTCACCTTGCCCACGGCTCCGGCAGGATGGACTTGCTGGGTCAATAACCGTACTGCGGCTCTCAACAACCGAGCCGACAACACACGCCAGACGGATTCTACAACCACCAGCGCAACGTTTCAGAACCAGACAACTTCAACGGGTGCGGCCATCGCTTTTACGGCATCCGATGTTTTACGGTTTACCTGTGTGGCTTTATAACCTATGCCCGTAATCTCAGCACTGACGTATACGGTGACAGATAGCACCATTGTCGCTGTATGGACTACAGACGTTCCTGCAGACTCCAATCTGACTGCTGGTAGTAAAGCGGCTATTGATAATGGAGTGGCGGCATCAAGCACTAGCCATCAATGTGTGGTTCCTGGCCTGTTGCCTAATACACTTTACCCATGCTTTGTTACTTCGGGCGGTTCAAGTTCTAATCCTCAAAACGTCCGTACCAACCCTGCCCAGAATCGTCTGCTGATAACTTCTGGAACGATGGGTGCTATCACTGCAGGAACAACTCCTGCAGGTGACACTTACCGCTCGTTCGTGTCGAGTGACAATGCCACTTACATGACGCAGGACGATGGGAAAGGATTCATCGTAGGTTCTCCCAGTTCTGGCTATAACACGCAAATTGGGAAGATTTCCAACGAAACAACACTTGCCGGAACGCTGATTAGTCTTACGAATTATGGAGCGTTAAACAGTAGCTCTGGAACGGATGGACCTGCTGGCGCTGCCATGTCCAACAAGTCCACTGGCTTGTTTGGACTGAATGGCAATCTGCACTGCTTTGTCTATCGGCAATTCCCTCCAACGTACACGACGAATCGTTATTGCAACTGGATAAAGTCTACTGACCACGGAGCAACGTGGAATAACTTCACGGCACTATCAACATTCGTTGCAAATGGGAATCCGGTAACGCCCAACAGCCCTGCGGAGCCGATTCAGTTCTACGTCAATACCATAGGAATCGTTACGCCAGTTCTGTACGCGGCTGACGATGGCACGCTCGGATATAACACAGCGGGACAACAAATCGATGGCGGCAATGCGTATGTGTACTGTTCTTTCGTCAAAGACAATACGCCACTGTACATGCTGCGGATTCCGCGTATTCAATTTGATGCACAGACCAGCAGTGCTTTCGAGTATTGGGTAGGTTCGGTTTCTCCAGCGGTAGCAGATTTCGTGAACGATGCGAACTGGTCCTCTTCGCCAACCAGCGCCACTAACATTTTACCAGGAGCGACTGTAGGTGCATGGTGGCAGATAGCGTTCGTGCCGCGAATCAATTCCTACATTATGACTACTTGGGTAGGATTGGCTCCTGGTTCGCGGCTTCAGTGCTATTCATCACCTACACCTGCTGGCCCTTGGACTTTGGCTTTCAATGGCGCTGCTAATACCACTGTAGGAAGCATCTGGTACGGTCCATTCCCATTTCATCGGGACATTATTACCAATACTCGCACGGACCAGATTACGACTCGCATCGTCTTTCAAGGTGAATCATCGGGAGCGAACTACAAACCTAATTGGGCGACCCTAACACTTTTCGTTAATGCATCTACGCCATCGACAAACACATTTATTCAAGGTGCTCAATCCAGCACCAACCAAGCTGCTCCTTATACGCTGCAATATCCAGGGAATGTCACTACGGGGAATTTACTCATAGCGGCTTGGCGACGTGGTCAAGCTGGGGCGATTACCGATGTACACGACGATCAGAATGGTGTAGGCAATCCTTGGACTATTGTCTACGACACTTTTGACAGTGGTGGTGCGGCTTCTGTCTATGGAGGCTGGGCTTACCTATTCTCGACCGTAACCAGTTCCACTCATCCTACGGTTACGATAACTGGAGCAGGCGTAGGTTCGGGATTAGTGGTCATTGCCGAATATAATGGGCCAAGTTTGGTTCGAGAGTTATCTGCGGTTGGAAAGACAGGAGCGCCAACGCCAGTTAGTCCAGCGATTACCACAGACCAAGCAGGAGACTTGCTGATTGGCGTATGCGGACTTAACACCAGTACTGCGCTTACCGCAGGTTCTGGATACGTACTTCGGGAGAGATCGAGTCTAGCTGGTCCAACATTCTTCTCCGCGATCGAAGACAATCTGAATGCGGCTGGCGGTTCGATTACGGCTTCATTCACTGCTACAGGTTCGGCTACAACCACGGCTGGCATCGGAGCTTTCTACGGTTTTGCGCTAGAGTTCACTATATCAGGTAGCGCAGGAGTAGCAGGAGCAACGCTGAGTTATGTAGGGACATCCAGCGGCAGCGTGGTAGCGGATTCTTCTGGGAACTATGTAATCCAGAATCTGTTTGCTGGCTCCTATACGATTACCCCTTCACTGGCTGGATATACATTTGTTCCAGTGGTTTCAACTCTGCAAACCATTACTAATGCAAACATAACAGGTGTAAACTTCACGGCAACTGGAACGGGTGGCGGTGGTACAGGACTTGGAACAAGCTATCTTGGTTCACCGATACGGTATTGTTCTAGGGTAGATACCGAAGTAGCAATGGGATAAAGGAGAGTAAATGGCTAATTCAGTTCTAAAGAATCCACAAGGTCCGTTCTGGCCTCTTGGCAGCATAGTGGTTACGACGCCGGGAACTCCAGTGCGTATGACTTCGCTGGTAGACCCTACGGGCGTCAATGCTCCTGAGAGTGCCACGTCTGCTACTTCTGCTGAGTACACGGTACGAGCGCAGCAGATTTATGTTCAGGGCATGAAGTCAAACTCTGGCTCCGGCTTGACTAACAACACTGGCAATATCTATGTGTGCCTAAAGCCGGCAGGCAGTGGCTCAGGTGGCAGAGCGGATACCGGAGTGATTGTCCTTGCGGTGCCAGCGGGACAGACGGGTGTCATTGCATCGTCGGCCATGAATAGAAACGTGTTCACGCCTTATCAGCTTTATATTGACGCAGATAACGCTTCAGACGCAGCACAAATTTGCTTGGTAATACAGTAATTATGTTATCAACTGAGATAACTTCGGAGATGCGTTTTGGAAGATGGACTACCATTTCCAAGAACTATGTGCCTATGCATGTTACTTGGAAATGCCATTGTGATTGTGGAACGATTAGAGAAGTATGGGATTTTAGTTTGATCCGTGGGCAAAGTGTCAGTTGCGGATGTTTTCAAAAGCAAAGAACCATTGAAGTGCAGACCACTCATTCCATGTCCAAATCGAAGGAATATCGCAAGTGGTTGTCTATGAAACAACGTTGTTACAACCAAAAACATACAAGCTATCCGAATTATGGTGGGCGTGGAATAGCAGTTTGTGATAGTTGGAAGAACTCCTTTGAAAACTTCTATGCGGACATGGGGCCGTGTCCTTCAGGATTGGAACTAGACCGAATCTACGTCAATGGAAATTATGAACCTGGAAACTGTCGTTGGGCTACAGATTCGGAACAATCCAACAATAAAAGAAAAATAGTACGAACCACTTGCCATGCTGGCCATTCAGTCTGTCCTGAGAATACATATACACTTTCTAATGGAATTACAGGGTGTCTACCATGCAGAAGAATCAGATATAAGCGTTGGAAAGAAAAGAAGGCTGCATGACCGCCGAGATTCATTACCGCTGGATTAGTGGCCCTGAATGTTCCGATGAGGAATGGGCGGTGCTCGATGAGATTGTGGCTAAACAGGGCTGGATGGTGTGGAATAAAGAGACAACGATGGTGCGGGTGGCGGAGCATGATGGCGAGATTATAGCCTTCTACCCTGTCCAATTAATACCACATGCCGAGCCCTTATACGTCAAAGAAGAGTTTCGTGGCAATGGCATAGCGAACCAGTTGGCCGATGATGTAGTGGAATGGCTGACGCTGATTGAAGCTAGAGGGTGGCTGGCGATAGCGGACAATCCGATAGCGGCCAAGATGTGTGAAGAACGAGGATGGCAGAAATTAGGTTCTCCAGTTTACTTTGTGGTGAGGGATTAATATGGCAGGACTATTTACTTCTTTAGTTGGCTCCGGCGCTTTAGGTGGTTCATCGGCCAAACGTGACAGGTCGGACTATCTTGACTCACAGTCACGCATGGGAAATGTCTTCAACCAAGCGTTTGGTTTTGGACAAGGACTAGAAAATCGTGGTACAGCAGCTACGGGTCAAGGTATGCAGGACTTGGGCACTTCTGGAAACTTTTTCCGCAGGTTGACTAGCGGTAATCGTGCAGCTACTACCGAAGCGATGGCACCGCAGATTAATGCGGTAGAATCACAGGGCGATGCTGAAAGAAGACAGCAAGCCTCTCTTGGTACAGCACGTGGCGGAGGAGCAGCAGGAGTGAATCAGGACGCTCGCTCTCGACGTATGGCGGCCATCGACAATATGCTGTTTGGAGCACAGACCGGAGCGGCCAAGGAAGTAGGAGACATCGGACGCACTGAGGCTGGTGTAGGTTTGGGTGAGACTGGGCAGGGCATTGGCGCAGTGAGTGGTGCTGGTGACCTTGCAGCAAAAGCAGGAGAAGAATCCTTGGCATCTAGAAAACTTTCAGATGAAATGCACCGCCAAGCAACTGGTGATATTTCTAAGGGAATTACAGGAACTCTTGCAAATATATTCAAGATGATAGGGATTCACTAAATGGCCCCACAACAACCTACTACTAGCGACCCTTACGCGCAGGATCAGATAACCCAAGTCCCTGCTGACCGTAGAGAAGGATTCTTGGGCTTAATGGGCGGCGATGTTGAAGGTTCTCCCATGAGTGAAATGATAAAACAACATCATTCCGCTCGTCTTGCTAATGCCCAGATGTATGCCAACGCATCTAAGACTGCTGTTGGGAATTATCTCCACGCCCAGCAAGGCATCGACCCGCGCACCAATCAGCGCTTCGATGATCCTGACTACAAGGGAATTAACCCGATTACTGGGCAGCCTTTCGCCAATGCCCAAGAAGCTAAAGATGCTCTGCAACAGTACTACAACAATCAGCACGAAGAAGCGTGGGGCAACTACACAAAGATTGCTGGCGTAAACCCAGAAGCTAAAGGGGCGCTGGGTAAGGCACAAGCCATCTTGCAGCACATCATGGGGCAAGGCGCGGTGCAGGGTGTGCCGCAGCAACAACCGCAACGAGGTGGACAGATGGCCGCTCCACCCGCTCCATCTACTCCTAACTATCCCACTACAGTCGGAGAGGCTGGTGTTACTCAAACGGCAGCCCCACAAGCAAGAGGTATGGCACCTCCGCCGCAGGCACCTAGTGGTCCAAGTTTTTTAGCACAAGCCCCATTCCTCCGAGCACAAGAGGAGTTTACTAGAGGACTGGGGCAACGTAAGGCAGAAATGGTTTCCGATGTGGACACCCGTACAGCCCTAGTTAACAAGGTCATACCTGAAGCAGACCGAGAGAAGCCCTATGTGCAGGACTATAAACTTACGGGGAACATTTCCAGAGGTATGGCGGCCCAGTTTAAGATGCAGCGAGGGCCGTTGGTTATGGATGAGTACGGCATTCCTCATGCAACTTTCGTTAACCCAGATACTTCCGTTGGTGGAATAGTAGATTCAATCAACATGCAGCCCATAACAAAAGGAACTCCAATCTCTCAATCTGATTTGTCTGCACACCAGATTTTCTATGAAGGTCCAGGTGGAGAGAAACTATTTGGATATACTTTTGGAACTGGTGAGAACAAAAAGCTATACGACCAAGGGTTTCAGGAACTTCCAGCAGGTACTAAGGGATGGTCTGCTGCTGATGTAGTTAAAACCACCAAAGGAAGTGCAGAGCGAATTGACTCTGTTACGGGGGAGCGTCAAATCCTGCACACTACCAGAACTATAGGGCCGCAAAACAAAGTTGCTCCGGCTGTTACAGCACCTGCGGTTCAAGGTCCGCCATCTCCAAATAGTACTCCTCTGCCTCCTGCTGGAACCAAGATTACAGGACCAGGGGGATACAAGGCGGGAACGCAACAAGCTCCAGCGACCAATAAGCCTTCCTCTTCGCCAACAGGTAAATTGTCTGGACCTACAGGTGTCATAGCTGACCAAGATGCTCGCCGCGAAGAGGCGTATCAGAAGCGCACAAACCTTAAGAATCTGACCAGTTCCACCAGAACGATGGTTGAATTTGCTCCAAAGGTGAATAACTTCATTGATCGTATTGAGCCACAGATTGATGGCTTACAGAATGAACTTGGTCCAGTCGCTGGACGGTGGAACGAGTTCTGGACCGGAAAAGTTGGAACAAGCAACCCTGAATATATGAAGCTGCGTACCAATGTTGATTTGCTTACAACGGCATTGATGAAGATGCACGTTGGCGCTCGTGGCAGCGACATGATTATGCAGCACTTCAAAGACCTCATCGCTCAAGGAAAACAAAGTCCCGACAATATGAAGGCGGCGCTTGAAGAAATCAAATCATACGCTGGAGATATTATTCAAGAGGGTAAGGATGCTGGCGTTGACCCCACTACTCCTATCGTGAGAGGCCGGAATGCGATGCCTGCTCCGCCTACCGCTCCTACTACAACAAAAGCGTCTTCTGCTGGTGGCAGTCTTGGCTATACGGACGGCGGAAAGAACTACAACATTCCCAAGGAAATGGTTGCAGACTTCTTGAAAGACCACCCCAATGCCAAACCAAGATGACAAGTGGGCACAGTTTGAAGATAAGGGTGGCGGTGACAAATGGGCAAAATATGTCGCTCCTGAAACAGGACCATCCACATATAGCAAACTAACTGCTGGCTACAATCCAGATGTAGAACAGTTTGCACAAAACCATCCCGTCCTTGGACCTGCCGTAAGGTTCCTAGACGCTGCTGGCGGGGCAGCAATGGCAACTCCTGAAGGGATTTATAACGCTTTACGTCATCCAGTTGATACTGCAAAAGGTGCCCTTGAAAGTATCGCTGCATGGAAAGACCCCAATGTTCGCGCTGGTGCATTGAGTGTTCTTCCTGAAGCGCTAGGGCAAGGCGTTGGAAACGTTGCGGGTGGAGAAGCGATTGGTGCCGTAGCACCTAAAGTTGTCAAAGGGATTCCTGAAGCTGCCAAGAGAACACATGGCAAGATAGCCGAAACGTTTCGACAGGAAGGCGGCACTGGCCCCATAAAACCAGGAGTTCATGCTGCTTCTAGGTTGGTAGGTATGGGAGCAGGACATTATACAGGCATACCTGGACTTGGAGAGTTAGGTGGATATGTCATTGCTCCAGAGGTAGCGGAAGCGCTAATTCCCAAGAAAAGTGGTGGAGCACCCGCTGCAGTGGGAGAGACTGCGGAATCTTTTTCTAAACAGCAACGCTCTGCTGCTTACGAAGAGATGAACAAAGATTTCGCTAAAAAGACTGCTGCTAAAGCTAAAGCTGATGCCGCCGCAGCGAAGGCTGCTGAGAAACTAGCCAAGAACGCGCCACCACCCAATCCTTTTGCTGGCATGACTTCTAGTGCTGCACCTGTTGGCAGCGCAGAACTTCCTCCAGCTACAGGAGCGCAAGCGCCATTTCCTGCCGTGACACGCAAGGCGCAGATGGCCGCACCTCCAACGCCAGAAACACCTCCATCAACAGGAGGACCACTCGACATAACGCAGCCTAAGACCAGCCTGCTCTCTCGTGGGAGAACGGTAATACAACCAGGAATGGAACCTGATATGAGCAACCCAGCCCACGTAAAGATGATTAACGACTACCAGACTATCTCTGGCCCTAAACTTCGTGAACTGGCTGGTGCTGGCGACCGCTTCGCTGCGTTTGTACTTCGCCACATGCCAAGGCCATGACGTTCCAGATTGATGCAGCCATCCTCCATGAAAAACAGTCCTGTTTACGCAAAGCCAACCTAGGCCATGAATGGAACTACAGGCTGTGGCGGGCGAAGTCCCTCTTTGATGTGTTGCTGCGGCGCGGCATTCTGCAACTCTCCAAAGGTATCGCGGTAGCGCAAGCAGCTGGCGAAGCCAAAGCTACCTTCCTAGAGAAAGCGACTGAACCAGGACTAGACCTCATCGGCAAAGACCCTTGGGAAGCATCGAAGGGCTGGACTTCGTTGCTGGAGAGCGTGCTGCATGGCCTAGCTAAGAGTCCGCTACCTGTCCTGCACGACCCGCACCCCGCTAAGTTGACTGCTTCGATGGAGTGGAGATTCCTTTCATGGGCCGATGATTCTGGGCAGCTTCATCGCTGGGTGACGGTGGATGCGCTCGACAGAGATGCCCTCGCTAGAGAGATGCACTCCTGGCGCACGGTGGGAGATTTGTGCCTGTCACGTACTCCGATGGTGCTGCACGTTATTGTGATTGGTCAGCAAAGACAGGTGGGACATTTCGCTTCTGCTTGGACTCGGACCTGGCGGCATCCCGCTATGCCCAATCTCCGCTGGCAGTTCTTAAAGCCAGAAGACTCTACGACGTGGAAGCCGCTCTACCTTTGCGACATTCCAGACATCTCAGCCGAAGAGTGGGTGGAGATGGCGTGGGGACAAGGCGCTCTCCAGCCATTGATGCAGGACTTTCTCGTAGAAGAACCTTCTGAAGAAACACGCATGGAGACGCTGCGGCAGATTACGCTGGAAGCGGTGGACACCAAGAAGGCCATAGAAGCGCACTGGCATGAACTCCCCATGAGCCGTGGCGTGTGTGACTTGTTCGTACCGTGTGTTTATCAACCCGTATGCCATTCTCAGGAATTGGTGGACATTGAAAGTACAGGCTTGTATGTACGAAAGAAGCCTATTACAGTGTCAGTCAAACAAGGGAGCGCCCAATGACCCTCACGGCAATAACGAATGCCAAAACCTATGCATGGTCCGATTGGTTGATTGGAATTATGCGATCCTTTCTCAGTGGAGGGTCTGCCGCCTTGATTTCAGGCGGCGGCGGGGCCATTGCGGGAATCACCGCCAAACAGCAGTACATCATGATGGGCAGTAGTTTTCTTGGAATGGGGATTTATCGTATAGGTGAGTTCCTGCAACTGCATGGAGCGCCAGACAAGATTCAGCAGACGTTGCAGGTGGCCGCCGAAGCTACCGACAAAGCCAAAGAAGCCATCTCTGTAGCCAAGACGCAGGTAGAAGAGACGAATCCTCCCAAGCCGTAACCTGGGTATGGTCTGTGAGCGATGCAAGGATACTGAACGAAGATACTCCCGAAGGAAGGCTTGCCGCTGTCGCGGTGCTTGTCGCTACTAAATTTGAAGACCGCTACAACCAAACAGGACAGGGACCAAGAAGACCCGACGTTGCCGATTTAAGAGAAGTCCTCCGTCCTTACGTTCAGGAGATAGAACTCCGCGCCAGACTGGATGAGTTTGAAAAGGCTACCGGAGGCAAGGTTGCACGGCGGTCTGAACTGGTCAGAATGCTTTATGTATGCCAGTTGCAGATGCCCGTAGCTCACCGCTTATGAGCGCTGAATGGGTAGGCGCTCTTACCTTCGTGGTGGGGGTTATCTTTGCTGCCGGCATCCTGCGCTCTGAAGTGAAACAACTCCGCACTGACTTGAACGGCATCGGCAAGAAAGCCCGTAAGCTGCATACGGTTCAAATGGTGATTATCGCGCAGACCGATGATCGTATTGAGCGGTTCAAGCTGGTCAGTCTGTTTAAGGAAGATTAGCTTCAGGATAACGACGTGCGAACTCCGCTTCAGCCAGTGCCTTGTTCTCTTCTTCTGTGAGTCTTGGCTTGCTGACTTCACGCAGGATGATTTCCATCACCTTGGCTCGCAGGCCGGCATCCTCTTTAATGTTCTCAGCCGCTTGCTTGCGGGCGTACTCGGTCACTGGCCCAAACGCTGTTGGTATCTTAATTTCACTCATTGTTTCTTTGCTTCCTTTGCCGTGGGGTCAGAAAAAGTCAGTGAATTTGGATCGAAGGCTGTTTCCTTGGGCCAAGAGTTTTCTACCTTCACTTTTTCTCCCTCTTCCGTCAAGGCTTTGAGGCTTTCCTGGAATGACTTCTGCGTGCTCTGCATCTCGGCCTGAAGTGCGTCAAGGCGCTGTTTAAGGAGAAGCGCGTCCTTCTGCTTATTCTGCAAGCGCAGCGTCTGGACCTCGCTCAACTTGAACTCTTTCGGCTTGTCCTGCTGCGCCATAGCCCACGCTGTAGCCATAGCTACGAAAAATGATATAACCATGACCGCTGCTTTCATTCCGTCTCCTTGAGCGCCCTCTCCATCTCTTTTTCCACTTCGATGGGGTTGGCTTTCTTGTATTGCCAGTTGCGGTTGCGGCACATCGGGCATTGCACCGGATGGCTAGTGCGCGGCGTCCACTCATGCTCACACTTCTTGCACTTGTACAGTGGAAGTTTAGGCATAAGTCTTTGTATCGTATGTTATGATGATAGTCAAGCAATTTCTTGTGGTCCTGTGTTACTCTTGCTGCCGAGAGGTGACCTATGGGGAGCGGAGCGCCCAACCCGAAAGGCAAGCAGATTCCAGAAGTAACGGTTACAGATAAAACAAATAATGATGGATGGGTGAATGTCGAATTTTCGATGCCAACCGAAGATGCGGCATACTTTGAAGTCGGCAAAACCTACAAACTCGTTGCCATAGAGAAAGAGTGATTCAGCCGCTTTTGCTCGTGCTTGGCCTGATGTGGCTCATTACTTCGGAGCCGCCGTTTTACCTTTTGTACTACATCCTGACCGAAGGCGCGGTGACGTTCCTGCTCTATGGGACGCTCATCTTCCACGATGAAACGACTTACGAGTACGCCCATATCTGGGGATTGTGTACGCTGCTGCTAGCCTCGGCCTATGTGACTCTGGCGTGGTACTTCCTCACCAAGAATCCCAAGAAGACAATAGCGGTCGTTTGTGCTTTTCTCTTGAGTTTTGCCTGCGCTTTCCTTACCTACCGGCATTTGACTCGGCACAACCTAGCGGCGTGGCTGGGGCTTGGCGCGGGCACCATCCTCGCTGGAACGGGAGTCATCCTCTACGTCTCATCGTTTTATCATTCTCGCAAAGATAGGACGGTAGGTTTGGTACTAGGTCTTTTGTTTATCTCTCAAAGCGTGTGGAACCTTGGGTTTGTGCTTGGTTCCAGCTCCTGGTGGGACAGAGTGAACTACGTGATTCCAACCATGCTCTGTCTGGCTGCGTGGGGCTATCTTGGTATGAGGCTAAGATCAAGTCCAAGTTCCAGTACGCATCTGCTGGGATAGGCGTTGCGCTCGAGCACCGACCTGCCGTGCCCACAGCGAATCCAGCATCTCTACCGCTGCCCCTTCGTAGTCGCCTGATTGAACTAGTGCCAGCATCCTTGGGAAAGCGGAGACGCTGCCCATGTTGAATGTCATGTTGATGAGTACGCCTTGGCGCACGGGGTCGAGAGTGGAAAACCAGGGATAGAGGCGGTTCAGCTTTGCCGTCGCTACGTCTATGTCGTTCTTTAGAAGGAAGTTAATCTCAGCGTCGGACAAGCCCACATCGTCCAAGTTCCGGCCAACTCCAATGGTCAGCTTACCTACCGTGTCCTTGTAGGGCATCTTCCTGATGCCTTCGTCCCGTCGCAACTGTTCGATAATGTCCATTTAGCGCCAGGGAGAAACGAGGCTGTTATCCATCTCCGAGGATTTGCCTCGTTCCTCTCTATGGTGTAGCCGCCTTTCTGCGCTGTTCAAGAGTCACAGCGCTAAACTGAAGCTGCAGCGGACCTTTAGGGTCTATTCGCGTGGGTCAAATTTCTCCACCACTTGCCGGATATTCTCCGCGCATTCGCATAGAACTTTTAGGGGCGCAGCGCCCCGTAAGATTTTTAGGGCCGTGGTGCGGTCGCAGTTCCCGGAAGGAACAACGTCCACGACCCTGTTTTGGCCGTCAGGTTGTGGCCAAATCCTTAGAGGGGGCGGGATTTGAACCCGCGTGCGGCAAAAGGGACTCGCTCCTAGCGCTCATGCTGCTGCCCTTGCCGCTGTAGCTAGGTCACCGTTCAGCCATCCTCCGGCACCCCACCAAGCTCGTTAAGCTACTTGGTCCAAAGTAAAGTCAGAAATCTGTGGCGGCGGTGCGGCTATGATCGGAATGACGAATTGGGCAGAAACCGCCGCGCCCGCCCCGTTCACACCGTCCACCTGCACCGTAAATTGTGTAGCTGTATCCGTTGAAGCCACCGTGGCCACAAACTGATTGGGTGCCGGCGTTCCGACTGGGCCTAGTGTTACATTGGTATCGTCGGTAACCGTTACGGTTGGACCAGTCTGCAGCGGCACACCATTCGGAGGTACAAACCCGATTTGAAATGTTCCGCTTCCACCTACTGTTACTCCTGTTATAGCCATAGGAACTCCTTTTGAGAGCTGCGTAAGATTGAAACTGATGATTTGCGGAGGGGCCAGGGCTTTACAGATACAGGCTAGTTCCTGTTGGATGTACTTCAGCCAGTAGGTGTCGTTGCGGAGCTTGTGCAGCTCCTCGCGTATGCCTTTTAACTCCAGCGCAATGTTCTCAAGTTCCTGTTCGTGGTCGTAATCTGTTTTGCGTTCTTGTTTACGTCCAGGCATGAGAACCTCATCCTTACACTAGGCAGCATTTACAAGCAAGACCAAAATCACCCGCGCATGGAGTCCAAATTTGATTTTGAAATAATATCCTGCTTGTGGGCGATGAGAGCATCGATAGCCGCTTGCACCGCTTGAATCACTTCCGCAGTAGCCTTGCCGCCTTTGAGGCCGCTGATGTACGGCAGAAGGAACTGTATTCCTAGCTCAATTAAGGTTAAATAAATTGTAGTCTCTCCCTTGTTTTTCGATTTGCTTCCCTTTTACATGTCCTGCAATAACGCCATTTCCCTTCTCCAAAAACATGTGTATTCTCAACATCAAATGGATGGCCTTTGTGGCAGTGCGTCTTTTTCATCTGCCATTGTCGCCTCTTAGCATCTCTATCCCTCATGTTATCTGCATTAGTACCTATGAACAGATGCTTAGGGTTAACACAGGCTGGAACATCACATTTGTGCAAGACATGCAATGAACTTTCCAAGTCAAATCCCAGAAACATATGGGCAAAGACTCGGTGAGCTAGTAAATCTTTCTTTTGCCATTTCACCGTGCCATAACCATCTGGAATTTTACCCGCCTTCCAAATCCAGCATCCTGAATCAGACAAGGAAACCTTGTCCATAAGAGAGCCTCTTTGGGAAAACTGGTTCATTTAAGTGCCGCCTTTAAGTCCGCAGAAATTTGATTGTAATTATTGATAGCGGCTTGAAGTTTGGCCGTGGCCTGCTCGGCTGCTGGAGTTCCTTTGGCTGGTGCTTGACAAGCCCCACCAGTCTCAAATTGTGGGCCAGAACAGTACACTTCCAATGCATTAATCAAGCTATCCTTGGCCGCTACTGCCTGTGCCAAATCATGGCAGATCGTGGTTTCTGGCGTGGTTGCACATTCGGGGTGCAAGACTCGCTCTTTATCTAAGAACGCCTTTGAAGCGACAACTACGTTGTAGGCGTTGCGCTCCAGTGGAGTACATCCTGCAATCAACA